GGCTGCGGTGGCGGGGGTGTTCCAGCGGTGAACGTTGGCGGTCATGGCTGCAAGTGCAAAGGGGCTGGCTCGCGCCAGTGCAGCCATTAAAGGGCCTGTAGCCCCTAGCAGACAAGGTAAAGCCAGGGGCAACTAGGACAGTCCCATAGGTGGCCCACTGGCCAGGGGCTTTGGGGGCTGGCGGATGGTAGGGGCCTGCTGCCTGGCCCATTGTGAAAAGCAAAAGAAAAACGATCGCGCCCGCGCGTACGGCATCGCCTGCCATTTTGGCAACTAGGCCAATCGGCACGCCGTCCACTGCTGCGGATGCGGAAGGGCACGGCTTGGGGGTCGCGCTGCTGATCAGCAGGGGCATGCCGTGCGGATGCAGAACGATGGCCAGGGGCTGGCATCGATGCGGAACGGGGCCACCTACTGCTGCGGATGCGGAACGATGGCACGCGCCCGATCAGAATTCTGATCACGGGCACGGGCTGCTGCGGATGCGGAACCGTAGCAGTGTGCCAATCCCGGACTGGCACAAGAACAGGCGTACTATCTGCCCCACTGATAAGCCCGGCTTGTGGGAGGGGCTGGAAACCATAGGCCTGGCTTATATGATAAGCCCAGCTTATCGTTCGACCCGGAATGATAAGTTTTGCTTATATAGTACAAGTGTACTATTGAGAATGATTCTCATTTTCAGGAAGTACACATGTACCAACTTCCTGGATACACTCGTGGCCAGTTCCTATACGCTCGCAGCCGGTTCCAATTTTTTCTGTAATACGCTTCCAGCGAGTCCCTATACACTTGCCGCCGGTTCTGATTTTCAAAGGGGCCGAAGCCCCTTGCACTGTCAGGGCACGCGAGGTCGAGAATAATCCCAGAAGCGCCCTCCTTCCTCGATGCACTTAAGAGTGATAGGCAGCCACTTTGACTTGCACACCTCCATCATTGGCTTAACTAAATCCCAATCCTGGCGCTTCCATGCCACATACTGCTGAATACGCTTGACAGACTGCTCCAATACGCCGAACTCAGTAGCAATAGCTTTAGTCTTTTCTCCGTTAATCAAACGAAGGCGAATAGCCCTTACTTCTTCACTAGTGAATTGAGCATTGGGCCTATTTTCTCCATAGCTTTGAAGGCCACTGTCCCAAGCATGGCGTAAATTCTCTTCGTGCCTCACCCATTCAAGGTTTGCAATGCAATTATTGTGCTTGTTACCATCTTTATGATTAACTTGATATTTTCCTCGCGCAGCTCCCCATTCACCAAGGCAAGCATCCATCCATGTGACGCCCATAAGATGGTGAACTAATCGAGGGCGCTTTGTTTTATCGGGAAACGTAAGAAGGCAAGTTAAATAGAGCTTCTTTGCATCAAGGTGCTGTGTAAGCATTCGATTCTTAAAGCAGCTCCAAACCTGTCCCTGCTTATTAATGAAATACTTACCTGCGTGGCCTGGGATCTCCTTGAACCCTTCCGGCACGCCGCTATGATTACCTGTAGCCATGGCCAAACCGTCCTTTTGGTAGTGGTTAGAGACGCTACGGGACTGGCATCCCGCATCGTCTCGTCATGCTAGCAATTATTTCAGACTTTACCAGCCATGCCCATCAAAAGCTGCCTTAACGGCAGCTTCTTCACTTTCATAAGGCCCTCCTACGCCATTTTCATCATCATCGTCATACCAATACCAGCCCTCTGTCAATTCGGTGCCTTTGCAGCAGTCAGCATCAAAGAAATCAATAAGGATCATGGTTTTAGGAGAGGAACGGGGCGCTTTGATGCGCCCCTTGTCTAAATCAAGCAGCTTCAGAAGCCCAACATTTCACGAGATACATAATATCGTCGCTGGTCTTATTGAAGAGACGGCTGAGCGTTTCCATTTTGCGGCCCATCATCATCTGGCCATCTTCATGCTTGGCGATGCAAGCAACGCCCACTACAAAGAAGCCGCATCCAGGCTTGCCTTCATTGATGAATTTGGCAATCAAGGAGATGAGCTGCTCTTCATCGTGCTTGATGAGCAGACCGCCAGCGTTAACAGTGAATTCCATGGTTTTAAATGCAGGAGAGGCTCGCGCCTCGTTGACTTGCTAACAATACAGTCAAGAGGCCCCGTTTCCGGGGCCTGTAATAATCCTTAACGCTCAGGCCAGTTGCTCCTGGAGGCGCTTCCACATCCATTGTTCCTTGGTTGAAGGACGAAGCAGCTCATAGGCTTCGTGATCCACGATGGCATCGCCAGCGCTGTCGACGTGCCCCTCAATCCCCCGCTGCCAGATGCCCTTGCAGGCCCCATCTGGGCCGAAGATGCCAATGGTATCCTCGCGATCTTCCATCGCTTGTCTCACGTGAAAAATGAGTTGCTGGAGCGAGGCAGCTTGGTAGCTGCCTCTTGTAGCGGAGAAATACGGGCCGTTGTCTTGGTAGGTACGGATGGTAGTGATCATCAGGAAATCTCCGATTGCAAGCGAATTACTGCGGAATGAAACTTGCGAATTGAACTCGATAAATTCACAAGATTACTCATTTCACCACTTTCTAATACAAGGCCCAGTAGCGCTTTGTTCATCGCCTCGCTGCGCCACGCTTCATCGTGCCAGCAACAAATTTCAAGAGCTTGAATAAGCTCTAAGGAAGCATTGAGGATTTGTTCTTGCGGAGTAGTGATCAGTGCCATTATGGAGAAAGCGAAGGAACGGAAAGGAACCAACCAGGGAGAAGCTCTTGAGCAGAAAGGATGGCTGTAGCTTGGTCTCTGGCTAGTAGTTGAAGAATGCGGCGTTGCCCTTGTTTATGGGCAACAATGGTAAAGGGAATCATTCTGGCAATTGCTCGTCTTCAAGCTCAATATCATGAGCGAGTTGATTGATCTGGTCTAATGCTGCCCTAATGATATAGGCCCTGCTTACGGAGGCTTCATCAAGAAGCTCCTCTAAAGCTCTAATTTCATCGTGCAGTTCTTCAATGGAATGAAATGTGCGTGCTGCATAAGACACGCCATATTCATCTTCAGAGACAAATGACAATGGGAAAGGCATTGCTCAAGCGGAGATGATGGTCCAGGAAAGATAGTCTTCAGAATGGCGAACGATGCGAAAGAATCCTCGTTCTTCTAGTTTTTCCATTGCTTTTATGTGTTCAATAAGCCTGTTTCCCTGTAAGGGGCACTTTGGGGCTTGGCATGGCGCATTGCCATGCTTTTTCTTGTGGGCCAAATAATGCAAGTAGATATTGCGCTGATTAATAGAAAGTGCTTTCTGAGAATTATTCATAATCAGCCGTAAATGCAACTGTTGAAATACTGTTCAGCTTGCCACTTGTGGTCAAAGATGCCGTAGGAAGTAGTGTGGATGGAAAGCTCTGCAATGCGTTCCCAGCCGTATGCTTCCCACTTTTGGGAACCATCGGCACACAGATACTGCTGAATGCCATAGCCACTGTGTTGTGCCTGGCGGTCAGCCTCAAGCTTGGCGAGATAGGGATCTTCGCGGTGACCTTCGTAGGGGCGGTGCATGGTTTGGTTGCGAACAAGAGAACAATAATTTGGAAGGGACCGTAGTCGGCCCCTTTTAACAATCAGTCACAAATCTGAATTTTGATGCCAGTGGTGGCAGCATTGCGCCACAGCTCACGAACCTCTTGGACATCGTCAATTCTCTTGCACCACTTGTTTTTGCCCCATTCTTTCATTTGACCATGGGAGGGACTGGTGTAGGAGCGCCAAGTGCGGCAACGCAGGAAAGCATGCCAGAACTTGCCATTGCGCATGAATACTTCCAATACCACGTCAGAGCTGTCGCTAATGAAGCTCTTAAAGGAGATAGTGCCGGCGCCGCTGCAGGCGAAACAATCGCCGTTTGCAATGTGGCTGAAGTGGGGAAGCTTGCCAGTGCCGTTGCAGACGGGGCAGGTGGCAGTTTCGTGCGTGATGGTGGTCATGGTTGGTTCCTCGGGGGCATCGCTGCCCATGTGAAGAACAATACAACATGGCAGGGCCTCTATCGAGGCCTGTTACAAACCTTCATAAAGGCTCTCAATGCGGAAGGGCCGGAGCCGGCCCATGCGGAGAGCAGTTTCCTTGACGAATTGCTGGCTATTAGTTTTAGTGTTTTTGATCTTATGCAGGCCGGTTTCTGTGATTTTCACGACGGTGTATTCGCCTCGCCATTGTTGGAAGCCTGAATCGTAGAGATCGACGAGAGTTCCAATGGGAAATGGCATGGTAGTATGAATGTTCCCAACAATTTCTTTGTGGGGCGTTACGAGCGACGGAGCACGCTGTAAGAGCTAGGCCTCGTGAAGCCTAGCTCAGCTCTAGCTTCAGGGCATTTGGTCACAAATGCCCATTAACATTTCGCCCACATAGTGTTGCGCCTGGCGAAGCTTATCGAAAGCTTCTGCTCTTTCATCACGATGCTGATAGTAAGCATCGGCACCTTGCGGATAGAAATCGCGGGCGTTGGACGTGGCTGCTACGAGCGCATCAACTGCTTTGCCAATGGCATCGTAGGCAGCAGTGTATTCATCACGCAGCGTGGTGAAGCCGGTGCCATTGAGATGGATGGTGGGAATGGTGGTCACAGGAGGAAGCGCAAACAAGGGAACAATACAAAAAAAGGCCCCGTTTCCGGGGCCTGTTACAAAGCTTTACAAATTCAATTCGTGACGGTAACGATCAATGAATCTAGCCGTCCCTGCGTAAGCAAAGGTGTTTGCAGTGGTAATCTAATTGGTGACGTTGGCGCAGAGGGCAGCAACCATATTGGCTTCGCCTGGTTTGGCGCCTTTTGCCACGGGACTCCGCCAGCCCTGCCATTGCTTGTCTTGAAGCACGTTCACTTTGAGCAGAGGGCAGCTCACTGCAATGGGCACAGGCGTTTGAGCGCTTTCGTCTTTGCATTGACGAGTGGTAGTCCTCACGCCATCAGACGAGAGCTTCCAAGAGCCCCATGCGTAGTGGCAATCACCGAACTTGCGCTCAGTGGCGGTTTGCCCTTCTTTGATGATGCGCTCAAGAAGCGCTTCTTCCTTGGTGGGAGCTTGTTGCTGCACGGGAGGCAGTTCGGGCAGGGCAGTTGCGAGAAGGAGGGAAAGCATGGCTTTGGGAAGAATCAGGAGGAAAGGGAACGTTTGATAAAGCTTTCAACGTTTCTTAGGAAACGCTTGCCTAAAGTGCTTTTGCTTGTGCAGAATATTCTGCCTGAAGGATGCTTGAAAACATAATGTTTCTTTTCGCGCTGAAGGACAAAGCCGTATTTGGCGGCCAAGGCGAATACTGCTCGCCTGTTATCTTTCGTGCCCATTAAACATTACCTGCAAGTATTCGCCCAATTTCAATTTCTGGGCCATCAGTGTAAACCAAGCAGTCCGACTCCCAGGACAATGGATTCTTCCCCTCTTTCACTTCTTCCGACCAAATAGAAGGCCGCTCAGTAGCTACTATTTCATTTGCAAAATCTTCAGCTTCACAGTCATCTTCTGCCCAGACATAGGCTTGATAATTAACTTTTACTACGTACAGTTTCTTTTCCATGGTCAAAGTACTTTCCAAACTTCATCTTGCAGAGCATTTGCAAGTGTAATTAGTAAGTCTTTCTTGTCTTTATGAGCGGGCTTATTAGCGCGGGAAAGAATAAAGTTGCGAGCAGAAGAACGATCATCGGCGCTGTAATCTTTCCATTTGTGGCGGGCATTGTCAGAAACCATTCTGGCAATAGCTTGTTGCGTGCGAGTGAGGGAAGAAGTGAGGGGCATTGTTCAGAAGACGAGGGTTTGACCATTAGCTTTGATGCTCACCACGCGCTCACAATCAAACGAACGCCAGGCACCTTCTCCTTCTTTGCGAGCGATGGAGAAATCACGACAGCGGACAATGCTGGGCTTCTTCACTGCCGTGCCCGTGCCTTTGATTTCCTTGGTATCCCAAGGATTAAATTGGAGCTTGCGAATGGAACCATCAGCCTTGATGAATTCCACGGAAACAATGCTGTGACCAGCATTGAAGATGAACTGTTTGATTTTGTTGGTTTTGTCCATGAGGAGCTGTCGCCAGCGAAGGGACTAGGAAGAAAGGAGGAGCCTCTTGCGAAGCTCCTTTCCCATCGACCGAGGGGGCGGTAGACCTATTTGGCTTGGCTGTCAAGCTTTGCCACGGGGAAGCCGTTGGCAATGCGACAGTAGCGTTCAGGGTGGAGCTGCAGGCATTTGTCAAGGCCCTCCTTGTTGGCCATTACGTTAGGGGAGGCGACAATGGCAAATGCGCCTAGTCCAATGACCAGGCTTACCAGCAGGAAAGAAGCTGCGTCTTTCATAGTCTTGAGATGCAGATGGAAGCTTCGCCTTGAGAAGGGGAAGCGATGCGAGCAAAGCTGCCGTAGGACAGGTCCAAGATTCGGCCTCCGTAGTATGGACCGCGATCATTGACTGTCACCACCACCGACCGTCCATTGTTACGGTTCTTCACGCGAAGCCTTGTGCCGAACGGGAGCCATGGATGAGCTGCGACCATGGCATAAGCATTGAAGGGAGAGCCGCTGGCTGTGCGTTCGCCGTGATAGCCATCGCCCACGCCGTAATGCGAGGCGTAGCCACATTCAAGCGCTGCCTGCCCAGGAAGAGGAGCAAGCAGCAAAAGAGAGAGAAGCAATCGTTTCATCAAAAAGGAAGAAGAGCTAGTGAGGGCCATGCCGTCTCCGACAAGGCAGCCCCTATTGTGCCATAGTTCGTTCCCATGGTGCCGACCAGTCACATTGTGTTATGATTTCGCAGTGGCTGGTCCTAGCGGCTTAATTGCTGCTCTCGTCTTCGGGCGAGCCGTAAGGGTGGACGCCTTTGATGATGCGGGCGAAGGCCGTATGGTCTAGCCAAGGAAGCATGGTTCCTGTGAGGCGCATCATCCCCTGGCGTTGAGGCCAGGGAGCCAAGGCATCGGAAGCCACGAGAGAAAGGGAGGCTTAGGCCTCCTTTTCTTTTGCCTATGCTTAGGAAAGCTTGGAGACAATGATGGAACTTTCTGTAGAGCAGGAAAGAGAAAGACTCAGGCGATGGATGGCAAGCGGCGAGATTTATGATCCGCGCAATGAAGATGACTATGATTCTTGGACCGCCTCCATGGAGCCTATTCCTGGTGATAATATGTGGGCAAAGAAAAGGCCCCATAAGGGGCTTAGTTGATTTCCTGATAAATGGCACTTATCGAGAATATCAATAGTCAGGCCTTAAACCTGATCGGACTGCTGGGCTTCAAGCTCATCAGCGATGGCGAGGAGTTGCTGACGGCAACGTTACCGTGTATCACGCTCGAACTGCCAACAGCGAGAGCAGAGATGTTCACGCTGCAATCAACATTTGCAGCAGCCCGCATGGGTTGAACTGCTGCCAACTGGCGGCGTAGGTGGCGGCTTCGGCGGCGCGGGAGGCGGCTTTGGCCACGCGAAGGTGGCCCGGGTAGCAAACCTCTGGGTGCCGGTTTTCGTCCAAGCCGCGCAGCAGCTCAGCGCACAGGGATTTCCAATCAGCGGTCATTGCGCCCTCTTGCCGCGATGTGGCGAGCAAGTGCCGTAGCCGTAGCCGCGGCCGTAGCCGTCGCCGTAGCCGTAGCCGTCGCCGTAGCCGTAGCCGTCGCCGTAGCCGTTGCCGTAGCCGTAGCCGTCGCCGTAGCCGTAGCCGCGGCCGTAGCCGTCGCCGTAGCCGTAGCCGTCGCCGTAGCCGTGGCCGTCGCCGTTGCCGTAGCCGTAGCCGATGGGGCGCATCAGTGTGGCGACCATCACTTCAGCCCCCAGTTTTCAGACACAGGCACGCAGAAGATCTCTGCACCTTCGGGGATGTCCACATCCGCGATTGGACGCAAATCAGCTTTCGCTGTTTCAACCATCTTGGCGAAGCCGATGGATTCCCACTTGAACACATGCAGGGCACGGCTCAGACAGATGCGACCATCTTCGCGGGTAACATCACCAGCAAAGATCCAGCCGCGATCAACGACCACAACAGCGCGATTGCCATTGGGTTTTGCGGTAGGCAAGGAATCGGCGCGGACGTACTCAACGCCATTGACAGTCAGAGTGTTGGACATGGTTGATTGAAGAAATGTTGTTGACGAGCAGGGTTAACGACTCAGCTCGGATCGTCGTGCGCACCCTCCAGCTCGGCGGCGATGGCAAGGATGGTGCAGCGGGGTGATCGGGTGTTCTTGAGTCATTGTTGAACCTCGTGGCGTGCAGAAATTAGCAATCTGGCTAGATGGAAGTGACAAGACGATAACGCTTCAAAATCTCCTCTTGCTCTTTCTCTCGCCAATAGCGAAGCCTGCGCTCAAGCTTTGTCGTGGCAAGCTGCATGACAGTGCGCTTGTCATGCTCATAGTCCAAGGGTTCAGAGCTGATGGCCATGGAGTTGTTCGTAGGCGGAAGAGAAAGCACGAAATTTGCGAAGGTGATAATCCCGATTTTCCTGAAGCAATTCCGCCAAGTCTTTGACGAACTCATCTCCATTGTTTTTGCCCTCCTCTTGAGTGTCGAAATAATCGAAGATGCAATCAGACAGACGATCCTTGCGATTGGAAACGTTCACAGCAGACCTCCTTTGACTGCGTTGTTGTAAAAGCTCAGATACTCCTCGAAGTCGGCGCCAGTGGGCGCTTCCCGACAAAGTTCTTCATGATTCTCCTTGAGCATGTCAAGGCTTACGACAAAAGCACAACGAATGCGCACCAGCGCCATTTGCTGCACAAGATTAGGCTCCTCTTCAATAGCCTTCTCAATGGTGCAAATGTACTCTTGCAGATCATTCATAGAGAAGCTGCGCGTAATCACTGGCTGGCCAAAGTGCATGGCCAAATTGCCGTCCTTAAAAGCTGAAACGGGCTCGTTCGGTAGAAGACGATTGAAGGAGACAGTCACGACGGGAAAGTGAGGGACAAGCGACGGTCGCCGCCGCTGAAAGAATGATGCCATGAAAAAGGCCCCCAGCAAGGGGGCCGTTACAAGCTCGTAACATTCCGTCACAAAGCGGCCTGGTTCCGTTTGGCCCTTAGCGTTTGCACGGCAAGGCTCGTGGTCTTGGTGTTGGGCAGGGGCTTGTCCCTCCACTTAGTGGCAATGGCATGGCAAGTGCCCATAGGCTCAAGCTCAGCATGCCTAAAGGCACGGTCCAGCAGGATTTGATAAGCCTGGCGCCTGGCCTTGCTTAGGGGCTCCTCAGGCTCCTCGATGTTGGTGCGGGCGTAGTCGGCAAGTTCACTGATGTCATCAAGACAGTTAGTGGCAATGACAAAATGCCTGCCACGCTGTTGAGCTTTCTTCCATGCAGGATGAATAGGAGGCTCTTCTTGAGCCAGGGCTTGAGCGTCTTCTTGAAGCTGAGGCGGGATGCAAATATGCACCATGCGCGGAAGAGAATGCTCTTCAACAAAGGAGGGCTGTTCCATGATTAGCCAAAGATGAAGCTACCAAAACGGAAGGAATGCTTACCAATGGAGAGACAGCTTTCGCCAAAGCCGTCATACATTGAGCTAATCAAGAAGCTGTTCCTCCATTGAAAACAAAACTGGCCTAGGCGAATGTGGCCAGTGATGTCGTTGCAATGAAAGGAGAAGGACAATGGAAAGGAGCGAATCATCGTTCTTGGTTTTGAGGAAGTTGTGGAAGCTCTTCAATTAAAGCCGCACGTTCATTAGGACGCATGGCAAGAAAGAAATGTTCTGCCTGTTTTGCGGAAGTTGCTCCAAGGCAAATCTTGTCGCCTTTGCTTGTCGTAATTTGATACGTGCGGAAAACATTCATTATTGTTCCTCAAGCTCTTCAAGGATGAATTGACTGAGCGTTTCACTGAGCATGGTGCGCCAGCTTTCGTCGCCTCCAATGCTACGAAGGTCGCCGAGCAGATGGAGAGCGTCTGAAATGCGCGTAGCATCCATTAGGCAAGAGCAGGCCATGCTGGGCTCGTCAAGCTCTGCAAGCTCCGTGAACATGCCCATATGCAGCTCAAACCACTTGCCAAGAGCGAACAGGGCAATCTGCCTGTAGGTCTCGTCGCCATGGCGCTCAAGCATCTTCTCAATGGTCTGAGCAAGCTCTGGCGGCACGCCCACAGTGCCATGCTCATCAAGATGAGGGCCAATAGCAGCAGAAATAGCTTGGCGCTTCCCCTGTTTTGCCTCGCAGGCTCGCTTCAGGAAATCGTCAACAGTGGAAAAGGACAATGGAGAAGAGCGAGGGGGATCATTGCCTAGTGTGGAGGCCACCAGGCCTTTTGTCAATAGTCATCTTCGTTAATAGTTTGTAAAGGCACGGTTTCGTCGTCTGCAGGCTCGGCATCAAAGCTGATGGTCGTGGCAGCAGCAGGCAGGGAATTCTCACGACGTTCTTTCGTGCTCTTCGCTTCCTTTTCTTTTTCAATGGTGGAAGACAAATCTTTTAGGAACTTCCTGTAGGAATTGTCTTGATTTTCCACAGGCTTGATTTCATTGAGGCCAAGGAGCTTTGCTTGCTCCACAAGACTATTCTTCGCCACATTAAGGAACGAAGCATCGCCAGCACTTTCTTCAATCTTCACCATTTGCTTTCCTCCATCGTCTCCGTCCATAATTGTCGTCACACGCTTTTTCTTGCTTTCCTCAAAGCTCTTCATTGCTTGATCCTTAAGCTCCATTTGCTCCTTCAGGAGCCTGGCACGATGAACGTCCTGATTCTTGAGAATCTCCTGCGTGTAGATTTCCCTGTTGAAATGGCGATCAGCATTAACTGTTTCCTTGCTTAGCTTTAGCACGTTCGCAATCTGACGATTGCTCATCTTTGCTGCAAGAAGCTCTTGCACCATCCATCGCCTAAGGCCAGTCATCTCTTTGCTATAGATGTGACCGGCCTTTTGATCCACTCGGAATTCACGAATGGCCTCGTATTGAGTTTCGCTGATGCCAGCTTTGACGAGAGTTTTGCGAGCGTAAGCTTCTTCTTCTTCTGGCGTGGCAAATTCAATTTCAGGCTTAGCCATTATTCACAAGATCATGCTCCCCGCATTGTATCAGCCTTTCCATGGAGGGTACGGACAAATAATTCAGTGAAACGTTCCATGCGAGAGGCCACGACAGTGGCCGGACCATCATCTATTGCTTTCTTGAGCATGCAAAGTTCTTCCCATTCTTGATCAGACAATGGCGAGGCAGTGTTCATAGTTAAGCAAAGGGGCGCCCAAAGCGCCCCGATTCTCCATCGTTAATAGTAAAGCTAGAAGATCAGTGATATTGCCAAAAAGCTTGCTCCATTAAGTCGTCAAATTCATTGAGCTTCTTAGGACAATACTTTGTGACAAAAGCTTCAAGCTCTTTGTGCACGCTGTTCATGATTTCTGCATAGGCAGCATCAATACCAGCATCGTTTGGTTCTTCTCCAGATTCACGCTCATAAGCAACGGCCATGCAATTCTTAGGCGTGGTGCAAAACTCAGGCATTGCTTTGCTCCTCTTCCATTGCGAAGTCGGTTTCAATAAGCTTTTGAATGGCATTTAAGCTAGAGCGCCAATGGCGCTCTTTATTCTTATCCCGTGCTCCATAAATAGTGCGAGGAGCCGGCCGAGGGCCTTTGCTAGGCGTTGAGAAGCCGTGATGCACGATAGGCAGAATTTCTGCCCCATTGTGCTCAAGGAGGGGAAGCTTTTCGACTGGTTTAGGCGGAAGAAGCATTGCGCTGGTAGATTCCTTTGCAATGTTAAGAGCGTTTTAGACGTTAGGAAGGTGGTGATGCCTTTGTCTAGAACGTTCCGCCTTTGGGGCTCCACTATGTCATGAACGGCATAGCGAAGGTTATCGAAGCATCGTCAGGTAAGGTAGTTGTTAAGTGATCTTGGCCTGATGATTGAGCGCTCCGCCCTGGGGGGCTACGCTTGCCCTGGCTGGCCATGCCTGCAAGTTAAGGAGCCATCGCTGATGGGCTTGACGTTGCTGGCAAGTCCTGTGTTGAGGGTAAAGGGAGTTTTTGCTGAAATCAAGCGGGCTTGTGCAGCTTCTTTCTCTGGCACAAGGCGAAGAAAAGGAGGTTTGATCGTTGGCATGATGACAAGGCCTCAGTTCTTTTCTATGGACAAAGAAGCCATCACCGAATGGCTGGTCAATTACAAACACAGCGACCGTCGCCTCATTCCTCAGCTCCATTGCCCCCTCTGTCGTCAACTGAACCATGAGCGAAGAATTCAAGGACTACAAGATCGTCAAGCTGCCGCCGAATGGTCCGAAGCCTGGGCAGAGCACTGAATCCTGGCTCTATGGCAAAGACAAGGACACTAAGCGCACGCGGCGCATCTTAGATGCAAGAGCGTTTTACGGAGAACGTCGCAAGCCATAAAGAAAGGGGGCCTAAGCCCCCTTTTCTCATGCTTCATCATCCAGCTCTTCTTCCCCATAGTCCTTTTCAAAATCTTCAGCTTCAAGCTCTTGACGAAGCTTTTTGAAGAAAGCTGCCGTTGCCTCTTTGGCCTCTTCCATTCCGTCCATTTCCAAAGGGGCATTGCTCTCACTGTTATCCCAAATAATTTTCATAGAAAAAGCGCACCATGTCGATGCGCGATGATTGTTCTTATACTTTAGAAAGCTGCTCGCTACGGTAGGCAGCGGGGAGGCTAGCGATAGAGCCTCCCTCCTATTGCGAGACAGTCAGAACCACTCATCATCGTCTTCCCCTTCGGGAAGACTTTCATTGGGAACAATGGAAACAGGCTCTTCTTTAGGAGCTTCTTCCTGCATGGGAACAGGCTCAAAATCAACGTCAGGCTCTACGTAGGCCCAGCTTTGATACATCCTGGTGCGTTCACCATTGGGGCCAACAATGAAGCTAGTGGCAATCAGTCCCTGACGACGCGCCACTTCTAGCAAACGTCCCACGCTTACAGTGTCCCACGATCCAGAAGCGCTGGCCGCGGCCTTCCTGTCGAAACGCTCGTGCTTGCGAGAGTTGATCATATTGACAAGATTATCCATGCTTTCATTGCCACCAGTGGCTGGCCCTTTGTAATACCAGCCATACGTGGCAGGATCACGCTGCATGAAATGCTTACCAGCTAAACCACTCCTGCTCTTGGTCCATTCAAACATGAACTGTGTTGAATCGGGATTGTTGTCAGTGCGATACAGTTTCACCACTTCACTAACGTTGGCTTCAAAGCTGGAGCTATCACGAATGCCTCCGCTTTTGTTTAAGTGGTGAAGGATGACAATGGAGCAACCATATTGATTGGCAATGTCGCGCAGTTCGTAGATGCAATTACCAGCATCTGAACGGATGAGATCAACGTCCATGCCAGCTAAGCATGAAGTGAGGCTGTCAATCATGATGAGCTGCGGTTGGTGGCGCTGCACATATGAAAGGAGTTGAGGGATGTTACTAAAGCGCCAACGATCAATGAAATCAATCTGACCATTGCCCAGGGCATCATCGTCGTAGCCAATAATTTGAAGCTTTTCTGCAGCATCAACAACTGGCTCGTCGCATTGAATGATGAGCACCTTGCCTTTCTTGCAACGACGATTGCTCCAGTCTTTGCCAGTGGCAACGTGCAGCGCCCAGTTGTAGACAATTGTGCTCTTGCCGCTACCAGGAGCTGCAGCTAGCAGCATCACGCTGCTTTCAGGCAGAATGCCAGCAATGGTCCATTTCCTAGAGTCTTCAGACTGTGCAATTGCTTTTGCATCGAGGATTTCCATTTCCTCTTTGCCATGCACACGTCCGCGTGCTTCAGAAAGAAGCTTTTCTGTTTCTTGAGAATTAAGCTTCACACCATGAGCTTCCATCCATTGGCGAGCTTCATAGGCAATACGTGCATCGTTGCCGTAAAGACCAACCATGCGTTCAAATGTGCCAATAATCTCCTCATAAGAAGGCAGCCCGTCCTTCCCTTCGTGGCGGTCCTTTGAGACGATGGAAGAAAGAATGGCATCTTGATCAGCACCATCATCAAGCCAGTCAGCTAAGTCGTAGCCTCCTTTCTGCGGAAGGTTGTCCCATTCAAAGCTGCCCGGATCTGCGTAGCACCATTGTGCATTTGGATTGTCTGCCGCCACTTCCTTCATGAGAGCCACGCCAGGCTCGTCACGATCAGGGCAAAGAACTACCTTCTGCCCACGGAACAGTTGCGAATAGTCGCCGTTCGCACGATATTGCCCGCTGCCACCAAGGAAAGTGCTAGCAGGCAGGCCAATTTCCCAAAGCCTGTCTGCAGTGAGTTCGCCTTCAACGATGAAGATGGGCAGGCCAGAAGCGGCTGACGCCTCAATGGCATCGTAATAACGATAGGGAAGAACGTTCTTGCGGAGTTGCTTAACAATTTCAGAACGCTTTCCGCTTGAGTTGTTTGCCGTGGGATAGTCCTGAGAAATACTTTTCTTTCCCGAAGTATCGTCTCGCGTGACGATTATCACATCTTCGCGATTGCGATTTTGATAAGGGAACGAATAGCGTCTTGCTTCGCGCATGGGACGCTCCCAGCGTTCTAGAGGGGCAAGAATATTACGAATTTCTGCACGATGTTTTGGACTGTCATCGTTGAAACAGTTATACGCGCCATTGCCTTCGTTCACCGACAGGTCATTGCCGCCGCAAGCAGGGCAAATATATTTCCCAGGGTGGTCGCTCGGCTCCAGTTTGGCGAGGTGTTCGAGGATAGAGAAAGCCATGGGCAAGGTTGAGATGAGGGTGTTCTAGCACCAGAATCCTGCTGCTGCAAGGCTTTCGCAATTCTTAACGCGCCCTTCAGCTCTGAGCCTTGACGGGCTAGCCATAACGGCTATATTGGCCATGTCCCTCGCAAGACAAAACCATGGAGCTACTGCTGGCCATGCTTATTGGTTTCAGTCTTGGCTTCTTCATCATCGGCCCTCTGTTCTATGACCATTGATCACGGCGAGCCCAAGAAAAGCCGTCACTTCACCCTCACTGATACGGCTTACGCCCATCTCAAGAACATTGCTCATGATGCAAGACAAAGCTTGAGTGAAACAGTGGAGCGCCTGATTCGTTCCACTCCAACGTGGGAAGGCAGCGCCACTCTTTCTGATGGAGCGTTTTCCATGATTGAGGATTATTCCACTTCTGAAATCACCATTGAGGGCTATGAAGGTTTCCGCGCTTAAACTTGCTTGCGAAGAATTTCTTCTTGAGCATCCTGACACTGAAGTGAAGCTTCTTTGGGAAGAAGGCGTTCTCACTGAGAATTACGATCCGAACTGCCTAGAGGAGCCCACCGATGTGAGGGCAATCAACGATTGGCCGCTTCCTGGCGACAGTTTAATCGTCAAGAGTGAAACGCCTTCCAAGATGTTTGTCATTATGTATGGCGAATATCAGCCCGCCTTTGGTTACAAAGCAGTGGCTTCTTTGGAATGAACCACACTATCCTCACCTACTCCCCCTCCGACTTTTCCAGCATGGAAGATCCCACAAAACAAGCAATGATGGACCGTTACAACGGCATCTTCACGCCGCTGGAAATCAGCGCTGAAGCCTTCAAGGCTGCTTACGATACGCCCGACATCGGACCCCACATTGAAAAGGACTACAAAGGTCTTTCCTATCTGTCGTGGCCCTTTGCCTTCCGCTATTTAAAGGAGCATTTTCCGACGCTCTTTGTGGCGTTTGAAGAGAAAACTCTTGGCTGGCCTGTATTCGGTGAGCCTGGCGCCTTCATCCTTCGCCCCTATCTGACAGACGGCATTCGTCGCACTCCTGCACTGGTGTTTCCAGTGATGGACAGGAAGCACAATTCCATTCAACAGCTTGATGGTCGTGCCATTAGTGACAACATCCAACGTGCGAGCGTTAAGGCCATCGCTACGTTCACGGGCCTTGGTCTTCGGCTCTATGCCGGAGAGGACATCCCTAAAGAAGAAGCGCCGAAGCCGGCGCTGCAGCAAGATGTCCCAAAGCCTGCTCGTGCGGCCAAGAAGGCTGCGACGGCAACTACTGGTGGCACTTCTGAGCCTACTCAGGACTCTGCCCCTGACTCTGCCCCTGAGCCCTTCGATGCAAAGGCAGCTCTCACAGCAGTTTGCAAAGCTAACCCTCTGAACTATGCCGACGAGAAAGCTTCTATGGCTGCAGGCAAGGCTGCTCTTGAAAGCATTGGACTTGCTCGCGCCACGGAAGTCAAAACCTGGCAAGCCTTCGGAAATGTCGTCGCTGCAATGATGACACTATGGGCTAAGCAAGAGCAAATTGTCATTACCAAAGCTGAAATGACAGAAGAAATCAATGCCGTGCGCGGCCTTGAAGATACCGCTGCCATTATTGATGGCATGAAAGCTTTCGTTGCAAAAAAGCAATAGATCTAGCAGCGGCCCGCTTAGCGCGGGCCTTTGCTGGAGCAATTTGCATTGATGATGATGCCCTACCAGTTACTGAGCTTCCTGCCGCCTTATTTGGCGAATGATCCTCTTGGCTTGTTCCTTCTCGTTACCTTCACATGCCTAATTCTTGCTCTTTCGATTCTGGCGATCCTTTCGTTGATAGTTCCATGAGCCGATTCACTTTCATCCACGAAGAAGGAAACAGCAAAGTTTCTCATTCTTTCCATAACATTTACTGCCCTGAAATCGTTGAGAATTTCAAGTATTTCATGCAGGGTTGCGGCTTCTTTGAAAGCAATCTGATGAGTGCCATGGAAGAAATGGTGCAAGAGTACGAAACGATGGAAGCGAAGCGTGCAAAATCATCGCTCCCTAATTGATGCTTGTCATGAAGCGTTCTGGAGCTTTCCTGAAGACACGCTTAGCAGTGATCGTCGTATTGCTGCTCTTCTTGAGGCCGTTGCTAATCATCCTTTGGTTGATAAGCGATTTCTCCGTCAAACTGCTCGGACTATTCTCATGCCTGACATTGCGATGTGCACGGGCGATCAATGCCCTGTTAAAGAAAATTGTTGGCGTTACATGGCGCCTACAGATCGCTGGCAGAGCTATTTCGCTGCGCCTCCATGCGACGAAGAAGGCTGCGATTACTTCTGGGATATGAATGAAAAATGACAAGTGGCTTGTTACGATCTATGCCTCGCCTCCCTTCAGATGAAAGCGTTTCCTCGTTACGAACCCAACCGGCTACAGTTGAATCGCCGTCGATATTACGTTTGCGACGATTTTCCCAATGTTCCCGCAGGGTGTGTTTTGCCCTCTGTGACAACTATTGCGAGCGCGTGTTCATCGCCTGGCAAGATTGCAGCGCTTATGAATTGGCGCAGGAAGGTGGGCGATGAAGAAGCTAATCGTCGCACTCGTAATGCAGTGGATCGAGGCAATTGGCTTCACGGCGTATTGGAAGATCTATGGAACGGAGAGGACATTCAGTGTCATCTTGAGTCCCACCCAACGTATCTTCCCTATTTTGAAAGTGTCATGGGCTTTCTGGAAACAGTGGATAGTCCGCTGCTCATTGAAAGCGCCATTGCTTGGTACGATCCTGCTCAAGAGATTGGCTATTCGGGCACGTTTGACATGCTCGCCAAAATGAACAATGGCGAACTGGCGCTTCTCGATTGGAAGACCAGCTACAAGGAAAAGCCTGATACGCAACTGGCCGACTATCGCATGCAGCTTGGCGCCTACGTGCAGGCTCTAGAACAGATGTATGACATTGAAATCAACGAAGCGCATTGCGCCATCGCCATCCACGACCCTGACACTGGCCATTCCCAAGAGGCTCAAATTGTGAGCCTCTCCGCAGGGGAGCTTGCCATGCAAGGCGGGATCATGGTGCAGAAGGTGCAGCAGTTCTTCTTTGAGCACTACCCAGGCGGCAGACCTCTCACGATTTCCATGGACAGGGGCGCTTGACGCCTTTGCCTATTGCCGCTATGCTTTGAAAGCCCATCCGGGCCGACCACTCTCCTTTCTGAGGAACACTACATGCCCTCCGGCAATCTCCCCGTCTTTTCCGGCACCGTCGATCTCACCCCAGACATCCTCAACGCCGCCAAGAAGCAAGGCCCCAACGCTCAAGGCAATTACAGCTTCCGCGTGGCGCTATGGAACAACGACAAGCGCGACAAGGACACTGCCCCTCATTTCAAGGGGCAAGTGACTGTCAACAAGATGCAGGATAGCCCCAAAGCTTATTCCAGCTTCTGGCAGAACGAAAGCGCAGGCGGTGGCTCGTCGTCTTCTGACGATCTGTTCTGAGCTTCGCTGTCATCTTGTTCAAGGGCGCTCATGCGCCCTTTTCTTTTCTCTGAACCATGCTTCTCAACGACAAAGAAATCAGCATCCTCGCTGAAAACGACATCATCTTTCCTTTCGTTGGCGAAAAGACTCGGGAGCTTCCCAATGGAACAAAGGCCTTGTCCTATGGCTTGAGCCATGCAGGGTATGACATTCGCCTTGCTCCTCAAGGCTTCATGGTGATTGACAACAATTCTCCCTTTGAGAATCCCACTGCTCCATTGAAAGTCCTTGACGTGAAGGCCTTTGACGAAAAGGTGATGTACGAGGCTGAAGCCATCGAAGAGAACGGCTCGACGTATTTTGAGCTTCCAGCTTTTTCCTACGCTCTTGGCGTTAGTCTGGAGCGGATCTCGATGCCTTCTAATGTGATGGGCATCACTGACGGCAAAAGCACGTATGCTCGACAAGGTACGATTCTTAACGTGTGCCCGATTGAGCCTGGTTGGAGTGGTCACCTTACTATCTCTATTGTCAATCCTTTGGCTTTCCCCGTGCGAGTGTACGCAAACGAAGGCATCGTCCAAGTTATGTTCTTGCGTCTTAATTCCGACTCAGCTCAAGACTACGGTGATGGAAAATATCAAAACCAAGGACAATCTGCCGCTTTCCCAACTGTCGGTTAAGCTATAGTTTGCTCGGCGGGCATCGGCATCGCGGGGCGTGCTACGGCTTGGCATCGCATGGTGAGGGAGGGCGCAAGCCCTCCTTTCTGCTATCTACCCTCATGAAGAAACCAGCCACTGATTACTACAGCAAATACATGGTCTCTGAAATCTGGGCTGAAAAGCGCCAGCAGAGGCTTGACGTTGATGGACACTGCTGTCAGACTTGCGGCAGTTGCGAAGACTTGGAGGTCCATCACAAATACGGCGGTCCTCCGTTGTTCTACTACCCACACCCGCTGGGCAAGGAGCGTCTTTCCGACTTGATCACACTCTGCCGTCACTGCCACGAAGCGATTACAGACAGCGTTCGCCGTCGTAAACATCAGCTTCAAGGAGTGCCTGCCATCGTTGATCACCAATCACAACGTCCTTCACGTTCTTTTGAACATGGCGCAACAGTCTTACAGCTTCAAGATCACAGGGATTGCCCCGTTGATCGTTCACAACGGCGAATTGGCCGACCCGTTCTACGCTTTTAGCCAAGAAATCAAAAAGATTTCTGGGAAGCGCAAGAAGACAGAGGCTGATCATGAAATGATGGCCAAGCTTGAATGGCGCGGTGGTCTCTACATCAACGAGGGCAAGCTCATTGTCCCTTCTGACTGTTTTGAAGCATCACTTGTAGGAGCAGCAAAGCTTTCACGGCTGGGCAAGGATGCTGCTCGTGGTCTTTTCGTCGAAGATCATCTGCTCATTGAAGGTGATGGAGTGCCTGAGTCAGTTAATGAGGCAGCTCTTGACGAGATGTATGACAGCCGTAAGTTTGTCTTCCGCAAGGGCGTTCGCGTGGGCACTGCAAAAGTAATGCGCACTCGTCCGATTTTTGGTACTGGCTGGTCTGCTCGTGCGACCATCGTCTTTAACGATGCTGTTTTCAATAAACAGCAGATTGAAGACTTGGCCGAATCTGCCGGTTCTCAGATCGGACTGTGTGAATGGCGGCCTCGTTACGGACGCTTTGCGGTGAGCGAAGGTGTGTTCTCTTGACGCTTTGCTCTTGATGGCTTAGTATAAGGGCTCCCGAAAGGGAGCCTTTCGTTTGGTCGGAGGTGCGGTTAGGTCTGTTTAGGAGAGGCCTGGTGAGGTAAGCCGCGGCTGGCTCGGGCGGGGCGAGGGCGTGAGGAGCGCAAACTGTGGTCAGAGGTTCGCTAGGGCAGGGCCAGGTGCGGCATGCCAGTGTTTGGCGAGGCAGGGGCACGAGGAGTGCAAATTAAGGCCAGAGGCACGGCGTGGTTCCAAGGGGTTAGGTGAGCACGGGCGAGCCGCGGTCGGGCAAGGGCGTGAGGAGCGCGTTAGTATTTCACTATGAGCCTTTTAGAAGACCAATTCCTTGGCCTCTGGCAGGCTCACTATCCCGACCTTCCACTGGTTCGAGAGTACAGCGACATTCCCACTTGGGAAGCGGACTTTCAAGAACGCTACGCTAAAAGCAAGCGATCAAAGCGTTATCGAGCAGACTTTGCTCATATCCCTTCAAAAACGATTGTTGAAATCCAAGGGGGAGTTTTCAGCGGCGGCAGACACGTTCGTGCAAGCGGCTACGAAAGAGACTGCAGAAAATTCAATCTTGCCACCATTGGCGGCTGGAAAGTCTTTCTTCTTACCACCCAAACGGCCAAAGACGTTTTTTGGCTTGAGCGGATTGCTGCTTCTCTGCGAAGCGCTTAACTGCATCAGCAGCCTCGCCAAGAAGCTCCTCTGCTGCTTCTAAGTCATTTTCTTGGATTTGCATGGCTTGACGCAGCTCAAGATTCTCCTTGACCAGCGCAGTCACTGCTTCTTGCATATTGCTCCAGCCTTCCATCATCGTGCAAGCCACTTCACGCAGCTTGTCAATGTCATTGCATTCATTCAGGGCTTTCTTGTTGGCAACGAGAGCAAAGTCTCGCTCCATGCTCCGCTCAAACGGCCCCATAATGCCAATACATTCCTGACCATTGTATTTTAGGCCCACTGGAATGGAGAAAGTGCTCATTGCTTTTGCATTGTTTCGTTTAGCCTAGCCATGCAGCGATTTGGCAAACGGTTTGTTTATACGGTGGACGATGGGAAGGATGCCGTAAAATGCGGGGCGGGCTACCGCCCTTACAAGCTTCCTCGCACTCCTCGCAACCATGAATGGCTTCCAGGACAGCAAGTGGTGTACGTACAACGTACGGCAGCAGGGTGGATGCCATCTTCCATTGTTGGCACCATTGAAGGCTTTGATGCAAGCGGAAGAGCCAGGAAGGCCCGAGTACGCTGGCATTCAGCTACGGACATTGCTCCTACAATCAGTCTGCAACGGCTCAGGCCTCTCGCTTTAATCCATGGCTATTGCTGAAAAAATTGATCCCCTGATGGATGGCATCAGCATGGTGCGTCTCATCGACTGGATGGGAAGCTCTCTTGACATTGTTTGTGACGCTAGGCAAAGCTTTGATCAAACCAGTAGCGAATGGTCCGAAAAGGACCAGAAGCTGCTGAACTATCTCGTCAAGCACCAACACACCAGTCCATTTCGTGGCGTTGTCACCAAATGGCAAGTGAAGGCTCCACTGTTCGTTTGTCGGCAATGGTGGAAGCATGTTATTGGTGGCACGTTCGCCAATGACACGCTTGGTTGGAACGAGAAAAGCTTCCGCTATTGCGAAGCTAATGATGAGGCCTACTACATGCCTCGCGAGTTCCGTCAGCAAAGCCCCAGCAACAAACAGGCCTCTAGCGGGCCTCTGGAGCCGAGCATGAACCAAGTGGCGATGATCGAATATGCCAAGGCCCTAGAGCAATCCAAGCAGGCTTATAAGGCGCTGCTGACGCTAGGCGTGAGCAAGGAGCAGGCACGAGGAATCCTGCCAATGTCCACCTACACGTCCTTCACCTGGACCTGCAGCCTTCAAGCCCTCTTGCATTTCATCTCCCTGCGAGACAAAGCCGATAGCCAAGGAGAAATCCAGGCTTATGCTCAGGCCTTGTCTTCCCTTGCCCGTCCATTGTTCAAAGAAGCCTTTGAGGCTTTTGATCTTCACCAATCTTCTTTCTAATGACTGACGCCGTGAATCATCCTCGTCATTATGCCAAGAATGGCGGCATTGAATGCATTGAAGCTATTGAAGCTTCAATGGAAAAGGACGAATTTCGTGGCTTTGCAAAAGGCAATGTCATTAAATATGTTTGGCGTTATGAAGACAAGAATGGCCTAGAAGATCTCAAGAAGGCACGCTGGTATCTTGACCTTTTGATTTTCTCCATGGAAAACGAAGCAGAGCAAGAGGCCGTTGAAGCCCTTGAGAATGCCTCTCAACAATGTGAAGGAGGGTTCTGCCCAATGCCAGGCGTGCGCTATGACATTCCTCCAGAGCCAATGTTTGAGCCAGTGAAAGGCTAAGCCGCATTGCAACAAAGGCCCCATAAGGGGCCTTTTTCATGCTCAATCTTTTGATGCAAGGGCAGCACAAGGCCCTTCTTCTCGCACCATTCTTCAAGGTCTTTTTGATTAGTGTGAGCGCTAACAAAGCTATTGCAATACACCCACGCCATTACAAGCTCCTCTCGCTTTTCAGTCCAAAAAGGCTGCACGCGCCACCATTCCAACATGGGCAAATCGCCCTTCCTGAGATTGCAACTCTTGCATGCGGGAAGCATGTTCCAGCGCGAGAAGTGTGGACCACCCTTGCTCTTTGGCACAATGTGATCAATTGTAAGCTTTTCTCCCCATTCGCCACAATACGCACAAGCGCATTGCCCTAGCGGTCCCCTCAGAAAATAGTCTTCAAAAATACTCTTGCGAAATCTACGTTTTGCGTCACCAGGGCGAAGTTCAATGAGAGAATAAAGCAACTCATCGGGACCATTCGCTCTCGGCATGGCGCTCTTAAATTGTCTTGCCCATAGCCTAACGCTAAATACTGGGCAGTGAATTTTCTATAGAATACTCTTATTAAGCATTGGCCAATGGACAGCTTTAAGGACGGCTTGGCCAATTTTGTGGCCACAGTAACAGCGGGTATGTTACTTTCCACTGGTGCAATGCTCATGACAGTGGGAGCGCAGCAAGCTAAAGTGACAGTGCAAATTGAAAGCATCACCGAGAAACTAAGTGCTCTAACTGACAAAATGAGCGATCTTGAAACGAGGGTAAGAAGCTTGGAGATAAAACGCTAGGCTATTTGCATCCTCTTGCTTTTAGCATCATGAACGGCATTGAATGGTTCGTGATTGGCGGTATCCTCGTGGCCGCGGCTGACCAAATCATTGAACGCACTCCCTACAAGGAAAACAACATCATTCAACTAATCCTCACTGGCCTTAAGGCAATCTTCCGCGTCAAGGACTGAAGTCATGAAGGCGGAGAATCGTGCCTTCTGGAACACATGCTTCGCCATTGCCAAACGCTGTGGCGCTCGCTATCCAGAACTAGCTGCAGCTCAGTGCTGCTTGGAAAGTGGTTTCGGGCGTCACACGTCTGGCAAGCATAACTACATTGGCGCAAAAGGAACTGGCACTACAACTACAACGCAAGAATGGTACGACGGGCAATGGGTGACAATTAAGGCAGGCTTCCTTGATTTCCCTAGTCTCGCTGCTTGCATTGAATATCTTGTAACGCGCTGGTACAAAGACTATCGGCAATTTAAGGGCGTTAATCATGCGCCAAATCGCTATGCCGCGGCCAGGATGTTGAAGGAACAATCCTATGCCACTGATCCTGATTATCCTGCAAAGCTGTCTAAGCTTATGAAGGAATATGCACCAGAGTCAACAAAGATGACAATGATTGGTCCCAAGAAGCGTCCGCAAGATTTTGGCTTCAAACAAGGCGATTCCCACCTCATTGTCAATGATGCTGTGGAGACGATGAAAGCTTATGCCCATGGCGGCAAGTTCTTGTGGGAAATTCCTTGCCTTGCTCGCGGACAATATAGCGATTTTGAATGGCGCATCAAAAATTCTGACACTCCTCCGGGTTTGTATAAACTAGGCGCCATTTATCGAGACTATGATCGCGTTGGAGGCAATCCAGCATATGATCGCACTCTAATGTCGTATGGCTGGTATAGCTTCGACATGATTGAGCTAGAAAATCAAGAAGCCGGCAATGGCAGGGCTGGCATCATGATCCATGGTGGAGGTAGTGCTCTTGGCTGGCCTGGTGCATGGGCTCCTAACCAAACGCTAGTTCCCACTCACGGTTGCGTGCGCTGTCGAAACATTGATCTTCGCGACAAAATTCTCCCCCTCACAAAGACTGGAACAGTTTACGTGAGCGTTTTTCAGGAAAGTCAATGAATTGGCAATCTTGGCTCAATGCGCTCTGTTACGAGCTTGGTCTTATGGCCGTTGCAAAACGGCCTTCTCTTGCTCTTCAGCTATGGTTCAAGCAGCTCATGGCTTGGTGCCGTCCAGACTGGGCAGAATGGAAAACAAAGACCACGCTTAAGGCCGTTGATGTACAAGCCAAAGCCTTGTCTGATCAATGGAAACAAGAGCATAACGAGCGCGTCGCGGACGAGCTGAGTCGCAAAGCGCAAGAGCTATTCCCAGCATCAAAAGTAACGCCACTGCTGAACGCAATAGTTCCATCAGTCCTCATTGAAACAGCCCCACCAGACGACGCTAGCGAGGCTGTAAAGGCACTTGGAGGAGAGCTACGGATTACTTACCAGCTTCCAAGCTAAGAAGCGCCCTAAGGCGCTTCCATTTTGCTAGCTCAGTTTCGTGATAGTCTTCCCAGCCTTGGATGGCATCGCTAATGCCTTTGGCTGCAAGAGCTGGATTGTCATCTGACATTAGATCGCCCAAGGTTTCAGACAGCGTTTCTATTTCCTGCTTGTACCATTCGCTTTCTGGAGCAAAGGGAAAGGCCATGGAAAAGGCGGCATAGTGCCGCCTTAGCTTAACCAATGCCAGCGAGAGAAACCATTGCGACTAATCGCACGGGGCTGGAATTTACTGCGTCACACCGTTAAGAACAATAATCCAACCGCGTGATTTAAGGGTGCTTACTGCTGAACTGATGCTTGGCGTGCCGCTACTGGCGTTGTAGTCGATGGTGATGGTGACGCTAGTGCCGGTACCAGATGGAGACCTGCCAGAGGTAGCGATGCTGTTGAGGATATTCTTTACGCTCGTAGCAGACAGCGAAGTACAGCCAGCCCAAGCAAGATAAAAACAGTTGCTCGCAGGTGTTGCGGTCCAGTTATCAAAGAAACTAGCAGGGAAGCTCACTAGGCTTGTGCAGTTGCGCCAAGCGCTTGCAAAGTTGGTGCCTCTAGATGTATCAAGCAACGGGAAACTGGTAAGACTTGTGCAGTTGCGCCAAGTGGATGTAAAACTAGTTCCACTAGACGTAGTAATCAGCGGGAAACTGGTAAGACTTGTGCAATCTTGCCAAGTGCTAGTAAATGAAGTGCCTCTAGATGTATCTAGCAAAGGAAAGCTGGCAAGGTTTGTGCAATAAAGCCAAGTACTAAAATAAGTCGTAACTGCTGAGGTATCCATGTTCGCCGACACCGAAGACAGCGAAAATAAAGCATAAAATGCCTGGCTAAGGTCTGTACCAAAAGACCACCCCGGCGGTGTGGCGCCAAGAGATACGACTTCTGCGTTTGAACTGCCTGTCCCGTAATCAAAGCGCGGCCTGAAAACACCGCTGTTTAGCTTGACTTTAACCGTATAGCTTCCGCTTGACGCGTAGGTGTGTGATTTCACAAATGTGCCTGTTGCTGAGACGTTTGTATCCGTCTGGCCGTCGCCCCAGTCCACGTCGTAATTACAGGTGGATTCTGTTCTAAGTGACCAGTTACCATCAGTCGTTGTGATCCCAATGTCCCATGTTGTCAGTGCGGGGGCAGCGGCGGAGAACTGATAGCTATTGATGTAGACGACGCTCATGGTTGCAAGCGGTAGATCGTGTTTAATTTGTATTGTTGCATCAGCTTTCCCAGCTCCGTCAACTGATCATCGCTCAAAGTCATCTGCCCCAGCAAAAGCCAGATAGCGTTCTGCATTGCATCTTGGTTCTCGCGATAGTTCATACAATCTTGGATTGCAGAAACAAATACCGCCAATGCACGAGCTAACTCTGCTGTTGCAGGTACTGCCAGCAAGCCTTGATACACATTACTGCCGAGCAACGAAAGATAAAAGCCCTGATAATCCAGCGGTGGTGGTGGCAGTACAGCGACCTCCCAGGTCCATTGCCATTCACCGGCAGCAAGATCAACTGCGCGAATCTCACGGAGGAAGTGAGTGCTCTTGTCGTAATCGGGACGTTCTTGCCGAACAACACGCAGCACTCGGTAGCGCGGATCCAGCTCTTGCACGGGCTCGTCATCAGCCCGTGGATAGTCGAGAACCTTACCGGTCTCGGAATCAAAGAGGACGAGATTCTTCATTGGCTCAGCTCCTGGTGACGTAGAGGGTCACCTTCAGGCCAGCTCCGGCGACCGTAGAGCCAATCTGATCAATGTCGATGCTGATCACCGCGCCTGATGCCAGCGCCGAGTCGCTGATCACTGCAGGTGTCGCAGCCGTTGAACTGCTGGTTTCACCTACGTCAATCGAAAGCTTGGTGCTCAAGAGTGTGGTACCAGCCTCGTTGATGTCCACCACCAGTGTGCTGCCGGTGGGGGCGGTGTTCACGTCGGCTTTCACCGCAGTCAGTGTGCCGGCGTAGGGCATCGTGAAACGAGCCTTGTCGGTGCCGGCCGTCAGATTCGATGTTTCATTGCTACAGGCGACGATGAACACATCGCTAACAGTTAGTGCTTTCCAAGAGGCGTCGTAGTCAGTGCCACTATTTTTGAGCAGGGCTTGTCCAGTAGTGCCACCACTTGGGACAAAACGATTGTCGTCACCAGCGGCAACAGTGCCGGACGTTGTGCCAACATTGAGAAGCGCAGCTCCGCCTAAGCTGCTTTCCAGCGCATAGTTTGGATGGGGGTCTGCAGCGGCTTCGTGAGTAGAAATGCCGCTAGCCGCCGTCCCCGCAGGATCCGCCCCTACAGCCCCAGCATTGGGCATTGCGTGAATGTGATCCTCACGGGCATAATCTGCGCTGATGCCAATTGCTGCAATGCCCAATGGTTGAGGCGTGGCGTCAGCTCCAGAAGGAATGACAGGCGTGCCAGTGAGATCGCCGTACGCTCCAGTGGAAGCAACGGCGGCAAGACCTAGGGTTGTGCGCTGCGCTGCTGCATCCGCATCATCAAGCAACGCCTTGCCTGCAGTGGTAATGTCGCCGCCTAGCTTGCTGGTATCGACTACGCCCGCATCAATTGTCCAAGTGGCACCGCTCGCCGAAACTGTAATGTCTCCTTTGTCTCCATCGGTGATGCCAGCACCACTTGACGGAGGCGCCGCCCAAGTTCCATCAGCGCGGAGGAAATTGGTGGTGCCGCCGCCACTAAGAGGCGCTAGACCTGCCGTCGTGCTAGTGAATAGCGGCAGCGTGACACCAGACCCTGTTGAACTCTCAATAAGACGAGACGATGGGGTGTAACTGAGATTGGTTGTAAATCGGCTGTCATCTCCCGCCGCCACAGTCCCTGCCGTGGCGCCTACGTTCAGCGTGGCGCTATTCCCCAGCTCAAGACTTGTGCGGCCAGAGGCTGCATTTAGGCCAGTCGCTCCACCGTCCCAATACAGCCTTTCAGAATATGCCGTGTCCCAATCAGCTTGACTGGCAGTTGTCGGCAGCGAATAGCCAGAAGCGAAAACAACTGTAATGTCACCAGCGCTTGTAATGGGGGAATTGCTAACGGCAAATCCCGATGGAACAATAAGGCCTACGCTTGTGACTGTGCCTGTGCCGCTGCTTGAAACTGTGAGCTGGCTGCCGACAATACTGAGGCCCTCGCCAAGCGTGAGGCTTTCCAAGGCACCAGTGCCACTTGCTCGACCAGCGACAATGGGGCCAGTGAAAGTGGGAGTGTTGGAAAGATCAGCGTATGAGCCAGTGGTGGCAACAGTGGCAAGGCTTGTCTCTAGTGCATACCCTGGATGAGGATCAGCGGCAGCTTCATGCGCTGAAATGCCACTTGCGGAAGTGCCAACAGGGTCAGCTCCCACGTCTCCTGCGGACGGCATGGCGTGAATGTGGTCTTCCCTGGCATAGTCCGTGCTAATGCCAATGGAGGCAGCGCCAAGATTCTGAGGAAGAGCGTCTGCAGCGGCGGGAATAACAGGTTTGCCCGTAAGGTCGCTATAAGCTCCAGTGGTGGCAACCGTAGCAAGACTGCTCTCAAGAGCGTAATTTGGGTGGGGGTCTGCCGCAGCAACATGCACACTCAACGCATCGCCAGCAGCAACAGTGCCTGCTGTGGTGCCGACGTTCAATGTGGCGCTATTGCCAAGACCAAGGCTTGCTCGACCAGTGATTGCGTTGAGGCCAGTTGCTCCACCATCCCAATACAAGCGCTCTGAATAAGCAGTGTCCCAATTTGACTGACTGGTAGTGGTAGGCAGGCTATAACCAGCAGCAAAGCTCAGCGTAATACTGCCAGAGCTTGTCACTGGCGATCCAGCCACGGCAAAGCCAGAAGGAGCCACAAAGCCAACGCTGGTAACGCCACCAGTGCCGCCTGAGGCAGTGGCCGACAACACGCCACCAGAAATGCTCAGTCCAGTGCCAAGCGTTAGCCCTTGCAAAGCGCCAGTTCCTGATTCTCGTCCTGCAACAACGGGACCAGTGAACGACGGGAGAGCGGCAAGCTCGTTGTAACTTACAGCTCCATTGTTGACCGTCCAAACAGTGCCGCCACTGGCCACTGTAATATCGCCCTTATTGCCATCGCTAACGCCACTGCTTAGCCCAATGTCGTCAACGTTAATCGTCTTGGTTGAACTTTCAATTTGATCAACCTTAATCTTTCCAAATGCCATCAGAGTACCACCCAATTTGCATTGGCCGGCACGGTTACTGTGTAACCGGCAGCTACTGCTACGTCACCAACAGACATGCCATTGTACCCGCTGCTTAGAACTATATTAGCGCTAATTGTTTGTTGTGTTTCGAGAATTGGTCCAGAAGATCCCCCTCCGCCTCCCGCTGGCCCAGGTGGGCCTTGAGGCCCTGGCGCACTCAATTGAACGATGGAAGGAGGAAGTTGGTTAATTGCGACAAAAGGCTCTTGCGGCCTTGTCACCTCCACTACGTTGCAGCACACTGTCATAGCCCTCTCCCAGTGAGACCAAGATCAACAAAGGCATTGCCTTGAAGAAGATAGTTCTTATTGCCGCTTGGCTCAGTGACCATCACATCGTATTGTCCTTGCTCCGTGATGCCGCTTGTTACATTGCTCGCTAACGAAAGCAAGAAAACACCACTGGTTTGATCCGTCCACGAAGACGCAAAATTAGCAAGTTTGGCAGTGCCAAGCCTATTCCATAATTGCGCCTCCACCGTATATCCGCTCATATTGATGGGCACGCCTGACGGATTTTTGTAGGCCACTTGCATCTGGAAAGTGGCCCCTTGATGGATGGTTATGTCGTAACTACCAGGCGCGACCATAATAGCCCTTTTTCTTTATTGTAATGCTAGCCAAATCACAGTGTTTCAATCCAGCCAAGCATGCCAGTGGCCTTGGCGTTGCCAGAGCTTGTAACTGTCAAGAATAGCTCATCACTGGCTCCGCTATTGTTCACGCCAAGAGAGAGGCTAAGCCCGTCCTGCACGTTAATTGCTACTGACCCTGCGCTGTAATAAAGGCCTGCGTTTACCGTCGTTCCGCCAGAGACAATCGTGCCTGCAGTTGTCGTTTCTACATTCCCTCGTCCATTGCTACTAGCAGCCCAGGTGACGCCCGACGTGGTGGGGTTGCGACGCAAGCGCCATTGAATGGTTGTGCTATCTTCCGTGATCAAATCAACTTTCACGGGAATCACCACGTTGTCAGTGCGCCCGCTTGCCATGCGAATGCCGGCGACAATACGTTCACCACTGGTGTTAACGATCGCTCCAATGGAAGGAGAAATTGTATAAACTTCCCCGTACGGTTCATAGCCACCTTCACTAGCGACAGTGGAGCAAATTTGCTTCATTGTGGCGCCACTGGCGATTGCGGCTTCCGTGGTAATGCGATATGACAAGGGCAGAACTGCCGATGTCATATACACTTGCTCAATGTTGTTGGCATGGAGAAATTCGTGGCAATAATAGTATTCACCATCAAGAATAAACCCGCACCTCACGCGACCAGCACCAAGCCATTCAAGGTCAGTGGCGAAGATATTGGCTTTCGAGAAATCCAGCCATTCCGCCGTGTCCATATTCCATTGATCTTGGTTCACCACGTTTTCGGTGACGGTGCCAGAGTATTTGCCTCGTACGACAAATTGAAGCGTCGTTCCGCTGGCCCTAAGCATCACGCCATTGTTGTCATCAAAAAGTCCCACTTCCTGAGCGAGTCCTTCTTGAAGAGGAGCGCCAGCAAAGCTGGAGATAGCAAGAAGCGACTTGCCTGCTTGGTAAGGAAACCTCCTTCTCGTTCGTCTAAGAACAGTGTCGCCAGAAGCAGTGGTGACGCTCATAAACACTGAACTCTGGTTGACATTGTGCGTAGACGTGGCAGAACCTGCTATGGTCTCGTTCCATGAATCTGCCCGCTTGTCATAACGAAGCGTTGAATCAAACAAAGTGTATGGCTGACTTACGCGCTTTCTGGCAAAGGCATCTACTTCTCCGCTGTCAATGCCACGGCGCATAATTTGCCCGCGATAATCGGCAGCAATGGCGGTTTCAAATTGCTCTCCGCCTCTAACAATTTGCCCCATGGTAAAAGACGCTTTCTTGTATTCTATTGCCAAAAGAAAAGGGCCTTTCGGCCCTCTTGTTATTTGCCTTGTCCCTTGCGAAGCTTTCGCCCATGACTAGCTTTGCTATTTTGTCCATTGCCTTGGCGCGTCTTCTTACGCCGATTGCCTTCGTGAAGCTTTTGTCCGCTAATGCCGAGCTTTGATTTTGGTGCCATGGTAAAACAGGGGCTAATTAAATGCCAATTTCAAGCCAGGAATGCTTTTCTCCTGGCTTAATTTCTGGACGGCGTTGTGCTTTAATCTTCTTATCGTAGAAAAGAATGCCGAGCAAGCGCCAAATAAGAGCCCTAGCGAAATCGTTCCAAGCATATTTCCTGTCACTAGGACGCTCTTCAGTGCCATATGGCACCATCTTGACTTGACAGCGCCCAATCCAGCATGCCAGAGCAATTAAATGTGCCCTGTAAATGTGAAACAAATCAGTGACAACGTACAGCTTAGAGCAGCGAAGGCTTTTTAAAAGCTTGTAAGTGTGCGTGAAATTTGTCACTGTGTCCCATGCTTCATTGTTAACAATGATTCGCTGTCTATCAATGCCAGCTTCGTCGTAATATCCATAAAACGTGGAATCTTCAGACGATACGACAACAATGGCATCAGGCATTGATGCTGCTAATTCCGCGGCTTCGATAGCCCTTTTAGCATTGCCTCCAAGATGAAGGATGATTCGCATTAGCCTGCCTCAACAAAATAAGGCACGCCATTGATTTGCATGGGAACAAGCCTATCTGGCGTGATGCCACTTGCAAACACCACTCCTCCACTGTCAGAAAACCTTTGCACAGTCACGCCGCTTTGCATAGTCAGCGTGCTAGTGGACAATGAACAAGATAGGCCGGAAACAGAAAGAGAAAACAAGCTATCAGACGACCCGCTAAGCGTAACGCCACTTTGCACTAACTGTCCCGGCTGAATGTAGCCATAATTAGTCCATCCGCTGCTAATTGTGTCGCCACTGCGCGTCACATATAACGATGGAACAATGCCAGACAATGACGTGTTTAGCCCATCAATTTGCCCTTGATAGTTACCAGCGGAATTAGCAATGCGTTGAATGTCAACATTGCTAACTCCAGCGCTGGTATAAAGCCCCCTAATGCGATTGTAGTCTGCAGTGGCCAGGCCAAGATTAATTCTTGCCTGCTCTGCAGAAGGCAAATCAGAAAGATTATTCTTGCGGGCAAGTCCTCTTGGCATGGCAGTCTCCTTTAAGCAAACACGCGATAGGGGCTAGTGGGGCCAGAATTCAGAACAAATGCCTCCAATTCCTGGGGAAGGCTTTCTCCAATGTAGTTGGCGTGCCAGCCGTCCAGCACAGTCGGAGGAACCAGCTCTTCGCCTGTTTCAGGGTCCCAGACGCCACCCTCAGTGATGGTGCCGATGGGGTCAAACGCCCAGCCGATGCCAGCTTGCTTGTAGTAGCCGGGGTTGTTGCCGATTGGTTCGACGTAGAGACCAGCGTCAGTCAGGCGGGACTGAGCAACGGTCTCGTCGGGGAACTTAAGGAAGTAGGTGATCATGGTCGTCAAAGAGTGAGTACTCGAAGTGTGGCGTCAGAAAGACGCACCGGGTAAAAAGTAAAGCGCCGAAGATGTCCACTTTGAATTTGCCCTCCGCTCTGTCCTGCCATTAGCTGTAGGCGATCCACTGTAGGAAGAGAGCCGGACGTATCCGTGGTGTAAACAACGCCACCTCTAGCATAATTAAAGTTGTTGGTGGCAAATGCAGAGGCAGCCTTCAAAGGCAACCCTACGGTGTATCCTCCTGCAGTGTATTGAACTTGCGCCGCCCCATTGTTTACAACATAAAAACTAAAATCTGTTCCTGAATATGACAACATTCGCTCGCTTGCTGTCCCGTCGGAAACCGTCCAAATCGAAGAATTGGTAGTCGCATCGGGTATCAGTTCAGTAGCTATTGTCCCCTCACTCTGGTTATACCAGCTACTAAAGTTAGCCCCAGTAATCTGAGCAACATCAGCCGTTCGCGTTACAGTCGCGCCAGCGGTGGGGATGTAGGAGGTTGGGAAGGAACCTACTTCAACTTGGGCTCCCCAGATGTAGATGCCACTTCCAGCAGTATCCACAGAAGAATCATTGTCTGCATCAGCAGGCTGAAACCTGATCTCTGTATTGGCAGAAGCATTGGTACTTAGAATACACCGATACCAACCGTTAGGCAGCTTTACTATAGAAGCAGATGCTGTAAATCCACCGTTATTGACGGTTCCAACAGTACCTGTGGAGATATTAAACCAAGCGTATGCGCCACCTGCGTAAATGTGTGCCCAATTTAGCTCTGCTGGCTTGGCAAATATACTAACCTGGTAAGTTCCAGATACGGTGACATTTTGACGAACCCTTGAGAATGCCGTAGCAGTTGCGGCAATTTTGTCCGCTGTTGTCGCGCTGTCTGGTGCAGCCACTGCATTCGCAGTGATGGTCGCGTTTGTTTTTAGCCACGCTGCATTATCAAACTGCTCGCTATACGTCAGCAGATTCGTCCTCGCCTCCTCAATCAAAAGCCCCAAGCTATCCCCCGTCACTGGGTCGTGATCGAAACGTGCTTGGTTAGCACTAGCAGTCCTCAGGACACCAGTGTTATCGAAGTAAGTGCCACTACTGGAGCGACTAAAAGTGATGCGTGGATCTAACTGCTTCGTTTGAGCAAAATTAAGATCTAAAGTTGGCCGAACAGAAGGATAGAGATTTTTGATTGTCATTAGTTTGCGCCTCCAACAATGGTGCCGTCAATGTTTCCTATCCATACCAAAGCAGTGCCAGTGCTTCCAGACAGGGTGATGCCGCTAGCCGAAGGCGCCCCCACTGGATTGCCCGCCGCCAAATTCACGCCAGCAAAGCCGCTTGTAGTAGTGGAAGCTTCAAAATAAACAGGCCGCGCAGTGACATTTGTATTTCTCACATACACTTGCACTTCTTTGCCATTAGTCAAGTTTTGCACTTGCACCGTCACGCCAGTAGCAATGGAGGCAGTGTAATTGAAACGTTCGTATAAATCAGTGTCAATAATAATTGTTCCACTTGTAGCAGTGCTGCTTCCGCCGCGAACAAACGGATAGTTGAGAAAAGCTAGCTCTCCCAACATGCCAGCCAATGGCACTTCATTCGGCGCAGTGCCAATATCAACTTGCGTGACTACGGGATAGAAAACACCGCTGGCTACGCCACTTGCATTTTCGTAATATCCAGAAATCGTCGTGCGAGCAGAAGGAATGCCGCTAATAGTAGTTTCTGCGTAGCCAGAAAGGCCACTTGCGTAAGCTTTAATTTGAGTGCCTTCTGCAACAGTACCAGCAGTGATATTATCAAAACCAGTGATACCAAGAGAAGATGCGACAACGAAAAAGCCGCTAGCCGTTACCTTCTTATTGGGCGTAGAAGCGTCACTGACATCACGAATGACAAATTCATCATCAGGAGCAAGATTGCCGCCAATATCAGAAAGCTGCGAAATTTTCGTCATCGTCAATTAGGCGGTGAGAGGATTGCCATCTTCTAAGTCGATGGTCGCAAAATCTTCTAACTGAAGAAACTGCGTGCGCTCGGGGTCATATACGCCATCATAGCGCCAAGCGAAGTATTCTTCCACTGTTCTCAATTCTTTGTCCGACAGCACGCGATTGAAAAGAGCAATGGAATAAATGTCTCCATTCAGCGGGCCACTGTTGCCTGGAGCTGCACCGATCAGGAAAGTATTACCTCCTGTGTAAGTGAAGCCAGTTGCTTTATATCCTTGCCTCACGCCGTTCTTCCTGACTTCCAAACCATGCGATGCGCTTGCCCTCACTGCAAAAGTAAATGTGCCGTTATTTTCCATGCCTGTGGGAAAATTGGTTTGCACTGTCGTTGTGAACACGCCCAAATCACCACGCCTTGCTCCATCGTTCCATCGACATGCAGAATTATTGAGCGTGCTAAAGATGTTGTAATTACTGTCAAGCACTCTTGCCTTGATTACCACTGTTGCGGCACTTGGGAAAAACGCCCCCAGATTACCCATGGAAAGGCTGTCATTACTTCCATCAAAACGAATGGCGGGCTTGCCGTTCATCACGTTGGTGGCGTATGCAGGGCGGTTTGCCGTGGTCGTCTGAGAAGCGACGGGACCATTACCTACGCCCTTCCATTCCTGAACGTTTCCAGAGCCATCCAACGTAACTGGACTGTATTCCGCATCAAACCATGCCACGCAGCCTTCCACGGCGGTTGGCGGAGGAAGAAACAATGGAATACGGCGAGCCGTCCATGAGGGCTGCTCTTGAACTGTTGCGAAATTCTTGTAACGTTCAAACAAGCTGCTCCATTGCAGCGTTGTACCTGTGTAGTTAATCCCGCTAGTTGTAATAGTCGCTGCCGTTACTGGGCCAAGCTTATATTCGCCGCCAGTAGCAAAATCGCCACTTGCAGTGGGAGAAAAATAAGACGATGTGGAAGGGCCAATAATCAGCCCGGCTTGTATTGTGTAGGGACGATCATTGTTGATGATGTCAGCAAAAATAGAGCCAGTGAATGTATCACCATTCTTGCTGGCTTTCGTAACCATCGCTGCCAGTTGACTACTGGCAAGCCCGCTTAGCGTGGCGATTTGACTCTCTAAACTGCTTCTAAGTCCAATGATGGCTTGATAATCACTTTGCGTGACGCCAGCAGCGCTTGTTCCAACAAGCAATGGAAGATCACGGCGATCAATTCCTAAATTGTCCCAGCAGGCGTTTCTATCTTCTACTTCCAGCAGGTTATTGCTAGCCCTAAAGCCATATTGTTGTGCCATTAGTTCTGTCCTGCCTTCATATACAATACAAAATCTTCAGTCTCAAAAGGCACGGCAAGCTCAGGAGATGCAAGCGTGCCGGCTATCATGGGCTCTGTGATGCGCCAGTTTGCTTGCGGCCTTAGCTCGCTAAATAGAAGAGATGTGGTGGCAGTGGAGCCAGAGAATGGAGAAGATGCAATGGAAAGAGCGTTCGTTCCATTGATTTGAGCCGAGATGCCGCTCAGCGTTAGGCCGGAAGAGAAGAAATAGTTGCCACTGCTAACAGGAGCAGTTTTAAGAAGGGCATTGTCTCTTAGAAACGTACCAGAAGACGTGGCCACAGAAGCGCTTGTGATGCGAGGCTGCGCAGCGCTTGTTAGGCCTTTGGTGAAGATAAAGTCGCGAGTGGACGTATTGCGTACGCCTTCAAGAGCAAGTATGTCAGCTCCTTTTACAACAACGTCACTGGTTGTAACGCCAGAAATTGTATATTCAATTCCATTGCCGAGATTGCTCCAGGCTCTTTCTCTGTCAACAACGTCACTTAAATTGTCTGCAGCAACAAGCCCAGGAAAGGTCATTATTGCTCCTCCCAGTTAAGCATGGCACTAGCAATGCCACTTCCAACTCTGGCAGTTGCCATAACGAACAAAGTTCCAGTGTTGAACGCGCTACCAGGCGGTCCCGTAATAAACATTTTATCAGGGCCAAATACATTACTGAGATCGTAAGTTTTTGTTTCATCGGCGCCAATAAAATACGTCGCCACGCGATTAGAAGTGGGCATCACTTTTGTTCCTTGGCGATCAACAATAACAGCAGACAATGGATCGGCTAGTGCATCTTCAAACTTATGAGCAACGTAATCGGTGCCACCAGCGGCAGTGCTGCTCTGACTTATTCCACTAACGACAAACGTAGCAATTGCTTTTGTCGCCCCGCTCCCAACGGTGCTGATATTGCTGGTTTCAAAAATGGTCACATCGCTAACATTTGCCCCGTCCATCAGTTCGGCAACAACAGCAATTGGCCATGGACTGCCAGAAACAGTCACTGAATTACCGCCGGCCGAAACAATGGAGGTAACGCCTGTAGCAACAGTAAAAGCAGTGTTTTCGTTGCATGCAGAAGGATAGCGGGATTCTCCATTTGGCTGTCCATTCACTCCAAAAGCAAGTCTTGGGTAGGAACTTGCGAACCATGCCACTTCCTGTGTGCCATCGTACGTACCACTCGCCTGAGGCCAAAGCCCCAGCCTCCAATAGCCAGCATTGTCTCGCCTTAGTACATTGCCATTCACAATGCCGCTAGGGATCATCACGTCACCCACTGCCCAAGCATCTAGCCGCGACAGCGAAACAGAGGAAAGGGACGATGGAAGGGGACGGTCGGTTGTAATTGACGTGAGGCCAGAGCCAACAGCAGTGACATGTGTCATATAAACGCCAGTGCCGTTCACTTTCACTCGTCGCCCAGAAAGATAAGTGGTGCTGCCGCTGAGTTCTGCAGTGATATCGGGAAATTGCTGTCCCGATGGAAGGACAAAAGTGTTAGTGCCTACGACGCTGCCAGAGTAGACGGCGCTTGTCCCGCGTGAAATGGACGTACCTTCGCCATAGCCATATTGCACGCCAGCACAGCTATTGTCCCTAAATACAAGATCAAGACGAGCCGGAACAGAAGAATAAGCAGAAAGCGTTACGGGATAAACTGCTTTTTGGTTGCTGACGCCGTTAATCGTCCCTTTGATGTTTAGGCCGATCAAGCTTCTGCTATTGCTATCAATTGCTTTTGGCTGCTCAAGATTGGCCGAGCCTAAAATTACAGTGCCTTTGTCTCCACCATCAATGTAAACACTGCTGCCATAAAGATAGATGAAAGTAGGCTTGGTAGATCCGGCAACGCTGCGAGAAGAGACAAACATGCGCAAGTAAGCGCTACGCAAGCTTGGCTTTGTATTTAAGTTTTCAGCGACAATGTAATGCAGCTCCACCCACCGCGCCTCTCCATAGCCATCTGGCACATACGCCATAAACTTGGCTCCCACTGCGCCATACCAGCTAAATTCAATCTTGAACATTGTCACGCGAGACAAATCTAGGCTCCAGCCAGTTAATCCTGCGTTAGCAAAAAGCCCGTTCCCGCTCCACTCTTCCCTAGGAATCTTGAGAGTGGGCAAGCCTGGAGAAGTGCGAACAATATAAAGATCTGTGCCACGCTCTAGTTGAAAATAATATCCATCTCCATAGTCATTTGTACATCCCCATTGAATGACTTCCCCGTCAGTACCAGTCTCCGTAGACATGCGCACGCCCATGGTGAAACCAGTGACACGACCCGGCTGATAACGGAACGCTCTCTTGCTTGTCCAACTAGCGCTCATCACGCCATTTGTATAGCCTCCAGGGAATCGCCCGGAGTTGTCATCAAACAAATAAGTGAAACTTTCTGGGGGCGGATAGGAATAGGCTCTGATGGCACTTTCACTCGCAATGTGCCCCAAGTAGTTGCCATGAGCAATCCCATTGCTATCAAGCTGGTTTGTCCATTCCGCCGGATCGTAAGAATACGTATAACTCGCGCTTGAAGCCCATTCTTTTGTGTTAACGCCGTAAATGTTTACAGTATCAAACAAATTGAGCGCCACTTCGGAGCGAGGTATGCCAAGCAAGCTTGTATCTACTTCGCTTTGTTGCCCGTTGATAATGTCTACAACAACGGGATCGCCATCTTCGTTCGTGACGACAACAGGCGTTGTATTGCCTCTTGCTGCCAACACGACGGTTTCTTCCGTAACGCCAGTAAGCTGCTCCTGCGTATCGCCATCAACAAGCAACTGACCAGTAAAGAAATCAATTAGATCGCTATCTTCTTCAACGCTACCGGCGGGAGATGCGTCGTCTGGTAGTTGATAATAATTCTCAAGACCATCCTTGTACGAGCTTGTCATTAGCCCGCCTCCTTATACTTGCTCTTCCCAGGTTAGAGAAGCGCTCATGTTGACAGTGCCACTTGCCGCCACTGCGTAAACAAACAAAGTGTCTCCAGAAGCTGCAGTCAATGGATAGGAAAGATAGTCTTTGTTGTAGCCAAAATAAGGAGCCAGATCAATGTCAACGCCACCGGCTCCAACGAAGAAAGTGGCCACTGTCGTGCCGCCACTGACAGTATTAACGCCAGTGCTAGTGCTGTATTCAATGGGACTGAGTGTGCCTGCAGACGTATAAGAGGGCGTTGCAGAGACGCTTGTCGGATTCTTGATTAGCTTGACAGTTGCCCTGCCGTCAGTGCCAACGCCTAGTCGCGTCGGATACACTTGCATGCGATTGCGGATGGAATTGATGGTATTCTTGGTGCGCAGGGCAATTAGATTGGCGCCACTAGCCGTCACTGCCCTGTCTGCACTGTTGCTTTGTGACCTTGCAACAATAGTTCCTTTGTCACCGCCGTCAATGTAATAAGAGGCGCCATATTTGTAAACGGCATTCTCATTACCGCTGCTGCTCTTTTGAGCAAGGTACGAAATAGGAAGCGTAGGGTTGGCGAGGCTTGGGCTCGTCAGTTGGTTCGATGCACGAATATGGTGCATCCTCACCCATCGTGCTTCACCAGCAGTAGTCGCATCAGGAACATAAGCAAGGAAATGACCACCAACGGCGCCATACCAGCTATATTCCATCTTGAACATCGTCACTTTTGAAAAGTCGATGTCCCAAACGCTTTGTGCAGTAAGGATGTTGTCGTTTGCGTCTACAACTGCCGTGCCATTTCCATAGGAAACACTAGGAGCACTGCTGGTTCCGCCAATGCTGACGGTAAAACTGTTTTTGCCTGGCGTACGGTCTGCATAGTAACGAGTGCGATTTCCGCCGTCAAGACGATCATGGCTAAAGTATTTACGCGGCACGCGATATTCATACGTGTAGCGATAGTCGTTAGGGACGGTCAAGAAGCTCGCAGAGACAGAGGCAGTGCCGTCGCTTGAGGCGTTACCGCCGATATTGTTGCCAGCCCCTCGCAGACTTAGATCAAACAACGCGGCGTGAATGTAAGTGAGACCCGCACGAACGATCACCAAATCAGTGCCTGCTGTGCCGCGATCACCATCCGCCACGTTAGGCGTACGAATGCCTGTTTCGTTGCTTTCAAAGGCGCTGCTCCGCCTTACGCAATAAAGATTGGTTTCTTTGTCCCCAATGGAAGTCTGGCCGCCTCCTTGCACTTCAATGTAATAACCGTCTTTCTTGTCAAACGCACCAAACTTCTTGATGTCGCCATCGTCAGTGGTGGTGTTCATGCGCACGCCGAACGTGGCAGCGCTCACCCGGCCTGGCTGATAGCGGAAGAATCGCTTGCTGCTCAGGATTTCGTAGGCATTGGTTTGAGCCGTGCCAAGAGCAATCTTGGCCGCGCTTTCAGAAGCAATGTGGGTGACCGTACCAGCGCCTTCGCTTTGCCATTCGCTAGGACTTACGTCATACGTGGTCACGTCAGCAAAGATGCCAAGAGCCACTTCAGCACGAGGAATGCCCAGCAAGCTCAAGCTCACTTCACTGATCTGCTGGTTTTCCACCCTTACGGGCACAGCGTCTTGATCGCTAGCAATAACGACAGGCAGACTGTCTTCAGCGAGCTGTGGACCAGGAGGAATAGGAGCCGTCCTTCCTACCGTGACAACGGCTACGCCTTCTTTCAGTTCGTCTGCCATGGATCAAGAAAAACAATTGGAAAGCGTGGTGCTTACGACAACAGCACCAGTCACTACTGTGTCTTGCTTTAGTCTATAAACACTGCCGCCAATTGCGGCGTCTGTAGTCCCAGACAACGAAGGAATAGTGAAAGAATAAGGCGGAGCGTAAGAAATATTGGTGAGGCCGCTGTAGATGGTAGACGAGCTTCCGTCGTAGTTAATTGAAGACTGAGTGGTGCCACTAAATACAACGCGCTCAGAAGATCCAAGCGTATGATTTGTCTGCGAAATAAACGCCCCTGCCGTAACGCTCACGAGATCCGCAAGACGCTCTTCTCTTTCAATGCGTACGTCCCAAGATAAAAATGGCCTCGTTCCTGAAACGTAAGCAGTGGGGAAAAATACATTCTCCATCGACGTTGCCTGCGCCGCGTCCCACAGTGACGCCGTTTGAGCAGACGAAAGCCACAAGCGAATGCGACCAGCACTAAGCGGCTCCTGCTCCTCTACGTTCAAGCTCAACACTTGTTCCAGTGTGCCAGAAGCAGTGTTCTTCCAAACAGAAGCACAAACTACTACTTCGCTCAAATTAAAAGGCACGCCATCTTCGTCTTGCAAAAGCAAGCTGAAGCCATCAAAATAATCCCGACGCAAAAGATGAAGGTCAATGCGGGGAGCGATGGTAGTGGCAAGAAAAGCGCTGCTCATGCTGGCACTTCGCGATAGGAAGCAAACACTGTGTAAGTTGTAGTGCCACTAAGCACTGCGTTAATCTTTTCCCCAGAGGCGCTTTCAAACAGTCCCAAGTTGTTAGAAATGGAGATATTGCCGTTAGCTCCAATGTGAAAAGGAGGAGTTTTATCCGTCGAGGCTCCGCTTTGGAATTTAACAGTGCATCCCGAAGCCGCTGTGACAACCAAGCTCATAACGCGCAGCTTGGTGCTTGCCACTGCAGCAATAACATCCGCACTGCTAGAAGACGAAATGAATGCGCTCTTCAAATTACTGGTAAAGGCATCATTTTGCACCACGTATGGATCGGCGTTGGTGCCAGCGCCGGTGGCCTTTACGTAGGCAGCATTGCCGATGGCGTCAAGTCCGTAAAGATTGGCCATATCAAAGAATCAGGAAAAGAAAGCGTTGATTAGGAACAACTGTACCATCAGAAAAGCGCACATCTTGACTGGCGGTAAAGTCAAAGACCAACGGACTTGCTAGCACAACCGTGCTATAAGCATACGGAGAGCGCCTGCCATTGATGCCAATGGTAGCAATTCTAATTCTATACGATCCATTAGTGGTGTAAACGTCAGAGGGAAAACGAATGTAGCTTGTGCTTGTCGTGCCAATTCTTTTCCATTGATTATCTAGCACGTCCAAGTAATCCACTTCAAACGACGCAATGAAAGGATTGTTTTGCGGCGCATTCCAGCAAATGGCGGGATTGATTGCGTTAAGAACAGAATATGCCGAATACTGCGGATAGTCCCAGCGAGCTTCGTTGTAAGACATTAGGGCACCTCCAGAACAATGCCATCGCCCGTGATTGCCGGAACGACAGAAGGACCACCAATGGACGTGCGAATTTGTCCAAGTTCAGTGCTTTGATCTACTAGATCAAACTTGGTCTCGTCATACAGAGCGCCAAGTATGGTCACAATCCCCTCGTCTTCCGTCACAGACACCACTCTAAATTTCCTAATGCCATCGCCATCCTCCTGCAGCACCCATGGAGCGCCAGCAATAGGAGCAGAAGGCAATGGAGAGGCCAATGCAAGTGTGCTGGTCTCTCCTGGCGCATTGGTCACGGTGCGTGTTTCCACTGCGCCATTTGACAGCATTACAGACGTTTGATACGTGCTTCCAGAAGCGATGGTAAATGGAGCATCAATGGTGAGCCCTGAAACAGTTGCTTCGATAACTCTTCCCCCATAGCGCTTGCCTCCTTTGGCGGGATCCGCAATGCCAATCACTTCTCCTGGCAGGACAAAGAATCCTTCAGTGGCAGTTTTGAACGTAACAATTTCAGTTTCAAGCTGATCACTCAACAGAGTCCAGCGACCAATACGCTGAGCCTGCCCTTGAGAAGTGGTGCCAAACGCCCTGATTTCCACTTCTTGGTAGCCATAGCGCTCTAGTCCTTCACGGTCCTCCACGTATTCAGTTTTTGCCTTGTATTGATCACTTGGATCGTTCCATGAAACAAGCGCCACTGTCTTACGAGCCTTACGCGCTGTGCCTTCGTAAGTGAATGGAGGCTGAGTGACATTGCCGCTGTCGTCAGTCTCTTGAATGACGTTGGCGGGCGAAAAAATCTTGCTAACAGTCTTTGGTTTGTCCTGAATCGCAACAATAGTTCCCTCCGCGAAATACAACATTCCACGAAACACTGCTGCCATGGAATTCAAAACATCGTACGCCTGTCCTCTGTCTGTGATGTAAGCATTGAACGTGAGACGAGGCTCTAGCCCTCCTTTCCCATCTGGCACCAGTTCGTCGCAGTATTGAGCGATGGGATAGAGGGAGTATTTATCCACTTGGCTTTCGGGGATAAACTGTCCTGCCCCATATCTTGTATTGGTCAACAAGTCATAAAACACCCACGCTGGATTGTTGCTCCATTCAGTCTTGAACGTGCCGTCCCAAATCCCAGAATAAGCGCGAGTGATTGGATTGTAATTGGATGGCACTTTAATCTTCACGCCAAGCATGTCCGCAGCAATTTGCGGGACGGAAGTGAAATTCTCAGCGCCAATCTTGATGCCAACTAGAGCCGTGTTTGGGTAGCGAAATGACTGAGAATTGATTCCAACAATCGCCTTGAAATAAAGATCGTCCGTCACCCTCGTAGTGGTCGAGTCAGGCGTAAGCCGCGTGAGGCTCACCACCCATGGCCCGCTGCCCTGAAGGGCATATTCGTATTCAAAGTCAACAGGCCCCCTGCTTTTGCCTTGAATTGTCTTGTTCTCATTTACAAATGTGCTTCCGCCAGTTGGCCTAATCTGCACATTGAATTGCACGCTGCCTCCTTTTACGTCTCCGGTTTCTTCGTCAATCTGAAATAGTGCTCCAATACCCACACGAATTCTGAGCTTAGTGAGCAGGCTATTTGTAGTGGTGCGAACGACGGTGCCTCCTGCACTTGTAAGCTTCACTCCAACCGACTGCTCCACTCTTACGTCGTCAAAACCTGGCATTGGGTCTTGATTTTGAGTGCCAGTTCTGTAGTCAACAACAATGGAATCCACTTGCCCAGTGGCGCTTGTCCTGTTGAGCGATGGAATGGAGGCGGCGATTTCTGGAACAAACCCTCCTTTGCCATTGGCTGCTGCAGAACTTCCAGTGAAGAATGAACTCACGCCAAAGTTGAAGCTGCCATCCTCGTTCTTGATTGGAGTGCCGTCTAAGTAGATGCGCTTCAGCGGGTCTGCGCCGTCCTCAAAGCCTGCTACTTCCCCTTCGGACAATACTGCTACGAAAGAGGCCTCAGAGCGGCTTCTAAGACTCTCTGCGTCTTCTTCTGGAGCGCGAGTGCTACCACCTCCTCCTTTGCCTCCTCCTTTGCCGCCTCCTCCTCCTCCGCCGGAGCCGTCAACGACAATCCGCCACCCATCTTCCCGCTCTTGAAAAGTTTCCATCACACGGGCACCTGTTCAGTGGTAATGGCGGAGGAAATAATCAATGGGGAACCAGCCCAAAATCTGCCGTACAAAACTGGCACGGGAGCGCCTTGTGAAGTGAGTTCAGCGGCCCTGTCAAACAGAAAGCTGTCTTTACGTTCGGAATCAGACGAAGAATTATCTAGCTGCACTGGAGGCGTTAGCAATGACGCCACGCCCGTCAAGATTAGGCTTGTGCCCAGCGAAAACAGAATGCCGCTGCCAAGTGCAAAGCCTTGCCCTGCCGTAAAGCCAGCAAAAGCTCCAGCGCCAAAGGAAACGAAAGACAATGCCACAAGCGCCACGCCAGCAAGAATCCTTCCCACTGTTCCACTGCCAGTTACAACTGGCGCAATAATCAAGCGCCTGCAAGGCATCAACACATTCTCGTATTGCATTCCTTCCCAATCGTCATCGACCAAGCGAAACGCTATGCCATTCTCGTGAGCAGTGACGAGATAATCCTTGAATCCCGCCAATTGATTAGACAGAGCAGAAATGATCTCCTTGGGCGAATTGGCAGCAAAGCGATATGATCGGCCAAAGCGACGCCCCATCTCTCCCAAGAGCTTCACTTCCACCATTGCCATTAGAAAAGCTCCTGATGACGCAAAATCTTAGTCGTACACTTTTGCCAATATCCGCCATAGACATTGGCTTCTGACAGTCTACCTAGCAAATGCTGATAAAATACATTTTGCGAAGGCGAATGCACCACTCCCACGTGATTTTGGAAGTTTGCTTGAAGCTGCATCAATAGCATGTCTCCTTTCTGAAGGCGGCCGTCAGAAATCTCGCGGAAGCCTTGGTCCGTGACGTTCTTTTCAAACATACGCCATTCAGGGCTCGTCCATTCAAACTCATCTCCCCTTTCGTAATCGCTTAAGACAATTCCAAACTCCTTGATGTAGTAGTCACGAAATAGCCCGTAGCAGTCGTATATCCCATAAATCCATGGACGACCAAGATATGGTGCATTGCCAGTGGGGTCCATTTCGTGCCAGCTATTGGTGCCAGTGCAATACATGACCCAAGGCAATCCAAGCTGCTTGCAAGATTTAATGTCGTGGCGACTGAACTGATTTTCCATGCCCAAATGAGAGTGGAAAATCGCCTCAATTCCGACTTTCTCTGCTTTTGCAAACGCTCGCGCATCAATCGCAAAACTTTCCAATGGATGAGGGTGAGCATTTTTGCACGGGAAAAACTTGCCTCCGGCAATGATGCCACATGCCTCCTCAGGCGCTTTGCTATGAGCGTAAGCAGCAAGCTCAGCTTTTAGATGGTGCCAAGTCATCGCGTAAGATTCGCCCCTGGAAAGCCTCCAAATGGTAGCGATGGAGATCCAGTGGGAGTTGATGGGAAACGGGCTTGACAACTGCTCACCCTCTTCCCGCAAACGTCTAGAGCCCACAATGGATCGTTCGCTGGCAACGCCGCAGTGGCGTTCGCCAAGTCATTCTTCGCCGTGGTGTAGTTGTTGAGCGCCGTAGTGAGAGCCGCTTCTGCAGCGGCTAATGCTGACGTGGCATTGCTGCATGCCGTAGCGCTAAGCCCCCATCGCTGAATGCTGTAAAAACTTTGGTTTTTGGTATTACCGGGGACTGCACCTTCGTTTCGCCCTTGCCTGTATTCGCTGCCTAGTTGGACAATGCTTCCATTCCAGATGGCAACCGTTGTCACCGTCCCTCCAAGTGTGACAAGCCCTGTTCGCGTGGCTTGCACGTAATAATTAGCCCCCGGCATAGACGGACTGTTGAAGCGCTCCTCAAGGAGCACTACGCTTGTGCAGGCATTTTCCTTCTCGCCTGCCTTTACGTTCCTGTCGTTAATAGCAGCACGGAGTTCGTTCTCCCGTTGCTTCACTAGATCATAGGCATTCAACACTGCCAATGCTTCAGTGCTTTGCCCCGCCTTAGAAATTAAACCGTCTTGCGAATTAAAAACAGGAGCGCCCGTATAGCCACACTCGCTACTCCTATATCTCCATTGACAATAATTTTGCGTAATCACTCGATGAGGAAGCTGTAGTCCTTCCAAGTCCAAAACACTGCCAAGCTGCCACGTAATTGTCAGTGCATCTTCCGACGTTTTGCGTTCAATGTAGAAAATATCAAGCGGAAACTCTTGCGACGGATCAGCGCCAGGCTCTCCGTCTAAATACTTGCCGAGAGTGCGTCGTCTTGTTACCTTTGCTCCCACCAAGTCATCTAGCGAACTGATCACTTGCGTGAACGTCCCCATGATATTGGCCACTGTCAATGAAGGCTGGGCGATTTGTCCAGTGGTATTTTTCTCATAGCCAGTTGCAACAATTGGCAAAGGTTCATACGTGCGACCTTGCCATACAACTTTTGAATCGTCAGGCTTTAATTGGTTCGTAAAATAAAACTTATCATTAACATCGCCAGTGATAGGAGATAGATCCAGATCAAACAGTTCAACAATGCCATCGTGCCATCCTTGTTGTACGTCAGCTTCTAGGGTCATAGATCCTCCTCACAGCGAAAGATATGATATTGCTATTTGGGCCAATTGTACGCCATTGCCATTGATTTGGCTCAAGCCTATATTTATAGAGCTGATCGTCCATGAAGAATTGCGAATAGAAAAAATCACCTTTCAGTGCGGATAATTGACTGTCCAGCGCAATGGCAATGCTGTCAGCAATGGGAACAGTGTCAATTTGATAAGAACGAATGTCGTCGTTTAGCTGTTCTGGCATGACCTGCTCATAGCCATCACCAAACTGCACGCGCTTGATCCTCGTGCCCCTCTGAACCGTGAGGCCGTATTCACAAGGGATGGCAAAAGTGGGTTGCGTCATAATTATCGAGCCAGAAGGCCGCCGGGACGAAGTTCGCCAACAATCACTTGTTTTACGGCGCCTTCCAGTTTACGGCCAAGCTCAGAAGAATTAGAGCCGTTGGCGTTGCTTTGCGCTTGACCGTTGCTTACATTCACTGTAATGTTGCTGACAATTTGATTGCCTGCTGCATTGCCAAGGTCAACGGGAATGGTTTTGCCATCGGGAAGAGGCACCACTGCTTCGTTGTAGCGACCTTCGCCCACGAGGCCCATGGTAGGGCCAGTGACGATGCCACCATTAGCAAATGCTTGGAATCCGCCATAGGCAATGCCGCCATTGGCAAACTTCTTCGCTCCGCCATAACTGGGAATAGGAGCGCCGCCGCCTTTACCTAGTGCGCCTGCCCCTCCCAATCCGGGCAGATCTGGCACTCCGCCAGCACTAAAGCTTGGTGAGGCGCCAGGGGCAAAATCAGCAAAGCCGCCTCCTTTGATTGAGGCATCGCCCGAGAACATTCCACTGCTAGGAAGAATGTTCAAGAATTGGTTCAGAATATACATCTGAATCATTTTCTGAATCATTTGCGCCGCCATGTCAGCGAAGGCATTGCCGACACTGCGGAAGAATCCTGCAAGAACTTCTTGTGCAGAAGCAGCCCCGGAAATGGCATCTTTAAAGGAAGTAGAGAAAGCCTCTCCAATGGAAGCGGCAGAGAATTTCACCATTTCCTGAGTGGAAAGGAGCTTGTCTAGTTCACCACGAAGATTTTTAATTGCTTCCTGGATGGAGCCAGTCGCTGGAATAAGAGCTTGTGCTGATTCCAATTGAGCAAGCTGTTCAGGTGTCCCCTCGGCTTTCATTTTGGCGCGATCATCTTCAAACCCTCGCTGTTGCTGAATAATTGCCGCTTGTTGTGGGCCGATAATGCCAGCTTCAATTTGAGCGTCTTCAATGAGACGATTAAGCTCCTTTTGCTTCTCAATTTTTTTATTTAGATCATCTTGTGCTTTCTTTGCAGCATCGTTTTCCTTTACTTGTAAATCAAAAAATTCACTCTTTAAATCGTTTTGCAATGTGTATATTTCAACATTTGTATCTTGCCATTTATTGTTGTATTCTTCTTGGGTGAGAGATTTGGCTACAATTTCATTTTCATTTTTAATCAACATTTCTCTGAGTTGCTCCAAGGCTGTAATTTTGCCTTGTGTATCTAGCGCTCTAGAAAGATTACTGAGGCTTTCGGCTTCTGCTTCGTTGCCGGATAATTTTGCATCACGGATAAGCTGATTTAAACGCAATTGCCTATTAGAGAGAGCCATCTCCATACGTCTTCTGCTTTCCCGGTCAAGAATTTGTTCAATCGGCACTCGTTTGCCTTTGCGCTGTCCATCGCTTTCGCCAGCGCCTTCGGGAATGGATACAAGTTCTTGTGTTTTAGTTTGTTTTTCAATATCTGCAGCAATACGTTCTGCTAGTGGTAATTTTTCTTGAACAGACGCAGCAGTTTTTTTCAAGCCTTGCAATCTTGCCTCAATAACTTTCGATGCATTAACAAAATCTTTAACCTCTAAACCACCAATAACATCTTTTCCAATAAAACCTCCAAGTCCCAGTTCTTGCATTTTGCGAGCCGCTCCTGGAGTCAGCTTCTTGGCTGGACCTAGCACTCCTCCACTTACAAACGGACGAAGACTTTCAAACGTTTTTATTTGCTTCTGCGTATCCGCCGCAACATTGCGAAGAGCAGCCACAGACCCAC